CCCATGCGGATCACATATAGCACATTTTGCATTACATCTGATAATACCGATAACAGCTTCTCAATCAAGCCGTTATCGGTATTTTGCTTCGTGTAAGTTGCTGATTACAAACGAATTATATACATATACGTGTTTATAAAACGTTTTACGTCGCAGCGTTCGGGTACACCTGCATACATCGGCTTTCCGCGCATTCTGAATGTATTTTTGAGGTAAATGTATTACTAATGTATTACCAAAAGCCAAAAAATGTATTACCAAATGCGTGTTTCTGTTCCCGATACATTATAAACACCTTTAAAGATTTATGCATTATGGCAATTTTGAAATTTAACATTGTTTATGACAGAAAGCACGCCACGGAAGAAGGAAAGCCCGGTTCTGTGGAAATAAGGTTCAGTCTGAGTCGCAAGCAGAAGTACTTCGCAACAGGCATAAGAATCGCCCCTAACGAGTGGGACAACAACAAAAACAAGGTCGTCCACCGTCCCGACAAAGACGAATTGAATAAGCGTCTTGCAGTTCTCTGCACAAAGGCCGACAAAATTGTGAGCAAGTCTTACAGCGACGACAACTTCGATTTCAACTCTATCACCAAGCTCTATCAAGGCGAACGTGCCGAGGAAATGGATTTCCCTACCTACTGTGAACAGCGCACCCTTAAGCGGCGTGTGTCTGAAAGCACTAAGACTCGCTACCGTGTCTTCACTCGCTTCTTGCGCTCGTGGGGCAAGATAGTTTCCTTCGCTGACCTTACCGTCGCCAATGTCCGTGCGATGGACGAATATTTGCATACTCGCGAGATAGGGCAGTCCACCATCTACAACTATCACAAGTATCTGAAACTCTTCATTAACGATGCAGTCATTGACAACCTTGTGCAGGAAAATCCGTATCGTCGCCTTAGCTTCAAGATAAGCCGTGGCGACAAGAAGTATGTCGATTGCCTCACAGTCGAGCAGTTTGATGCCGTCCGCAATCTCACCGTTTCCACGGCTCACCTCTGCAAGGCTCGCGACCTTTTCCTATTCCAGTGTTACACCGGGCTTGCGTATGCTGACCTCATGGCGTTCGACTTCAACGAGTGCGACCTTATCGACGGTAAGTATTTTTATCACGACCGCCGTGCCAAGACTGACGTTGATTTCGTCCTTCAGCTTCTCCCCCAGGCTGTCGATATACTCACCAAGTACAAGAACAAGCTGCCCACGCTCTCAAATCAGCGCTACAACGACTATCTTAAAGTCATAGGTTCGATGATAGGTGTTGACGGTCTACATTCACACATGGGACGAGCCACGGCAGCTACGATGTTCCTCTCCAAAGGAATGCCTATCAATGTCGTTTCCAAAGTTCTCGGGCATACCAATCTCCGACAAACTCAGCGCTACGCACGCACTCTGTCCCGCGACGTACGCTCGGCATTCAATAACATTGAAGGTAAATTCTAAGCAATACCACACAGCGACCCATCCAAGGGTCGCTGTTTTTATTCTTCCTACAGACGAATAACCGCAATACATATTCTTTTGTACGTTAAATTTGCGGTATGAATGATTTTAGAAGTATCATAATAGCAGTTACCGGGGCGTTCTTCGCCTTATTGAGTCCCATTCAGGACTTCATGACAAGCATGCTCATACTCTTTGTCGTCAACTTCGTCTTCGGTCTGCTCGCTGCCATATTCAACGGCGAGGAATGGTCATGGCGAAAGGCTGGCATGTGTTTCATTTATTGCCTTATCTTCTTCGCTACGGCAGCATCGATGTTTATCGTCGGGCACTTCATGCACACCGAAGAACAGGCGCTTGTCTGCGTCAAATACGTTTGCTTTGCTGCCATTTATCTTTTTGGCACCAACATCGTGCGCAACTGGCGAAGCCTCTGTACTCCTGGTTCCACATGGCATAAGCTCACATCACTTCTCTACTACATACTTACAGTCAAGTTCGTAGAGAAGTTCACGATATTCAAGCATTTTTCTCCCGAACCGAATAACGACGACCTCAAATGAAACTTACACGACAGCAACTCATTCAGATAGCTCCTGCTTCCGAGCCTTATGTTGACAAGTATATCAACTATATCAACGGCTATGCAGAAGCCTTTCATATTACCACTCCTCTTCGTATGTGCCACTATCTCGCGCAGATTCTCCACGAGTCTGCTTGTCTTAAGTACACCGAAGAACAAGGCCCTACCCATTACTTCGACAAGTACGATACAGGACGCCTCGCCAAGACGCTCGGCAATACACCGAAAAAGGATGGTGACGGATACAAGTACCGGGGTCGTGGACTTATCCAAATCACAGGACGCGCGAATTATACCGCATACAATAACTCCAAATACTGCAAAGGCGACGTTGTCAACAATCCAGAACTTCTCTCCAAGCCTCTCGGTGCTGTCAAATCCTCTATGTGGTTCTTCGACTCACATAATCTCAATAAGTATGCCGACAAGGACGACCTCGTCAAAATAACCAAGGTTATTAACGGAGGTACCAACGGACTCGAACAGCGACGTGCGTTCCTTGATAAGGCAAAGAATGTCCTTCTTAAAAATTAAAAGCTATGAATATTAACGATAACGGGCAGCGCGAATGGTTGCGCTCAATAATCAGCGACTTCTATTGGTTTGTAGTGATAATGACCATCTGGATAGGTATTATTGTCTCCTGCTCCAGCTGCTCATCCCCACGACCCGTAGTCCTCGAACGTACCCTTCACGATACGGTGCATATCAACAATATCCGCCTTGACAGCGTCTATATGCACGACTCCGTCTACTTCGAGTCCATTGTCAAAGGCGACACTGTTTATCGCACCAAAGAGATTACCCGTTGGCGCGACCGCCTCTCTATCAAGCACGATACTGTCTACGCTGCCAGAGAGAACAAGACGGAAATCCCCGTCCCGGTAGAACGCAAGCTACCTTTATGGAAGCAGTTCGCCGTACCTCTAATTTCGATAGTCCTTATGATAACAAGTACAGTAAGCTTAATATGGCTTATACATCGTAGAAAATAACCTCATGGGAGTCCTCTTAAAATCTATCCGCAAGATTCTCGTCGAACTAATCGACCGTATCGATAGTGGCGAATGTGCCACTACCGACGAGCAAGAACGCATGTTCCTCGACCTCTGCACGATGATTGCCGACAAGGAACGCCGTGTTTCCAAATACGAGGCTTGCCGTTATCTCAATATGTCTCGCGCCAAGTTCGACCGCTACGTATCTGAAGGACGTATTCCTCACGGACGCAAGTCCCCGGGATTCAAAGAACTCTCATGGAGTCTTGCCGAACTCGATAGTTGCAAACTAAATAAGTGTTAGAGTTTTATTTTTGTCATAATCGTTTGTAACCGTTCTGTTGTGATAACAGAGCGGTTTTTCTTTGAGCATTATCCTCCTCATTTGAGCATCGTTAGGCGACACCTTATATAATAAGTAAATTTGCTTCAAGTCCCAATGTTGGGGCGAAACCTAAACTTTTATTATTATGTCTGAAACAAAAACTTATGTATTCGGCAATGATGGCCAGTGCGGTGGCGGTATGATGTCGCTTCTTGCTCCTCTCCTCCAGCGCAACGGTCTTGATCCTAACCTTCTTCTTGCTATGAACAAGAACGGCAACGGTTGGGGTGACGGTAGTGGCTTCATGTGGGTTATCTTCCTGTTCTTCCTCATGGGATGGGGCGGTAACGGTTGGGGTGGATTCGGAGGCAACGGACGTGGTGCCATAGCCAACGAAATCAACAACGACTACGGACGCTCTCTGCTCATGGATGCTATCGGAGGCAACCGTAATGCTATCTCCAACCTCGCCACCCAGCTCAATTGCACCGAGGGACAGATTCAGTCGGCTATCTCGGCTCTTACCTCACAGGTTCAGTCTGTTGGCAACCAGGTAGGTATGACTGGCATGCAGACTATCAATGCTCTCCAGCAGGGCAACATGCAGATTGCTCAGCAGATTGCTGACTGCTGCTGCAAGACCAACAATGCCATTACAGCAATGGACGGCAATGTGAAACTGGCTATGTGCCAGCAGACAGGTGCGTTGACTAATTCCATTAACAACGTGGCGGTAGGACAGGAACGTGGCTTTGCTAACGTGGCTTACGAGACACAGCGTCAGACCTGTGACTTGCAAAACGCTATCAAGGACAGCACACAGACCATTGTCAACGGTCAGCAGCAGGCTGTCATGCGCGAGCTTCAGAACAAGATTGACTCGCTTCGCGAAGAGAACTCTACGTTCAAGTCGTCTGCAATGACTTCGCAGATTGTCGGCCAGGCTCTCGCTCCCGTCAATGCCGTTCTTGCTGGCTTGCAGAAGGAGGTGGGCGAAATCAAGTGCGCTCAGCCTAACACCGTGACAGTTCCTTATCAGCCGTTTGTTACTGTTCCCAACTGTGTCGCAGCTCAGTACGGCCTTTACGCCAATGCCAACGCTAACGGCTTTTGGGGTTAACGAGAAAGGAGGGTTCTATATGACACCTATTTGGAATTATCCCTTCTCATGGGTCAACCGCCGTGGTTCTGCTGCCGTGGCTTCCACTGCCGTAGCGGTCTCTACTACAGCTGTCACGTTCTCCTTCCGCAACCATGCTTTTGCATCGGCCAACTACCGCGGAACGGTCTTCGTTAAGCTGGCTCAGGCCATCCCTACCGGCACCACTGGCACGCTCCCTATTCTCTTCGAGACGAACGGGGCTACCCAAGCCGTTACTAAGTACAACGGCTCTCCTCTTACCGTCGCCGACCTTCCCGGCACTGGCGTCTTCCAGCTCTGGTTCGAACGCGACACTAACACCCTTCAGCTCATGACGGGTATTGTCTAACCTATTCTTAAAAGAAAGGATTTCTTATGTTCAGCGGTTTGCGTACTAATAGTATTTTTTATGTGCTTGACAAGAGCAACGAGCCTAAATTGCAGATTGGACAGGTTGTTTCCGTTTCCAATCCTCAGCCTAAGTTCCCCACTTATCAGCCCGGACAGTTCTCCCCTCAACCGATGGAGTCTGTGGTCGATGTCCGTGTGAAGCTTACCGATGGCGAAATGGATTTCAAGCAACTCCCTTCCAATGGTCAGATTGCCAATTCCGGCTCGCTCGTTGTCTCTGAGTCGCGCGAGGCTATGTCTGCCGAGGTTGAGGCTATGCTCCGTCAGTCTCGTCAGATTCTCGAAAGCGTTGACTATCATCGCTCTGTGGTCTCCTCTTGCGAGTCCATGCTCGCCCAACTCAACCCTCAGATAGCCGAGAAGAAGGCGCAGGAGCAGAAAATCTCCCAACTCGAAACCAAGATGTCTGGTATCGAGGGCACTCTCTCCAATATCCAGGGCATGCTTGCTCAGGCTCTCAAACCTAAGGCGTAGGAAGTCCTCTCTTTTTCGAACTTAAAAAACATTATGACTATGAATTTTATTGTTGAAATCACCGAGGATAAGTTCTCCGAACTCACCGAGAACGCCGAGAAGATGCTTCGCTATGGAGGCAAGGTTATGTCCTGTCTCGATTCTATCAAGCGTGAGCGGTATGGCGAGCGCAGTCCTATGCCCGACTATCGCAGCTCCGACTATCGCAATCAGCGCCACGAGTCAGAACGCGACGACTATCCCGACTACCGCCGTCCACGCGAACGTCGCGACTTTGATTATTAATGTCTAACCCGAGGAGAATGTCTTTATGGCATTCTCCTCTTAATCCCTATTCTTCATATGAAACCTCGTCAGTCCCTTTCTCAGTACGACTATCGTCCACCCGAAATGCTCGCCTATTTGCGCCATTATGGCTATCACTTCTCACGCCGTATGCACGACTTCGCTGTCTCTCGTATGCGTCGCGACAACAAGCCTATCACTCCTTGGACTAAGGAAAAGGTCGAACAGACTCTTCACAAGTACGGCATCACTCTCGACAATGCCGTTGCCTACGACCATGTCTATGTCCTGAATATGGCTCTTGCCGATTTCTACGGCTCTTCCATCACCGATGAGCGTGCCCTTGCCCTCTTCGTCAAGGACTACGTCGATGATGAAGACCAGCCCGACGGATTCGTCTTTAACCGCTTCTATGCCGATTGCGCCCTTTCCGGCACGCCAATCCCGTGGGAAGACGTATTAGACCCCTCATAGCCTATGCGCTCACAACAAATATACCTCCATTCCTACGATTGGACGGTGCAAATCTTCTATAATGTCCCTTCCTTCAAGGTTGACATTATCCGCAGACATCTTCAATCTCTCGGCTGTCATTCGCAGCCCCTTGAAGATGCCTGCCTTCTTGTCTCTCACTCTGTCCCCGACACTGCTTTCACCTATACCAACATTTCCTTCCACCGCACCCTCATAGTTCTCTGTCCCTCTTCTTCTCCCTCTCAATTCCTCAATACCCTCACCCACGAACTTCTCCACGCCGTCACCCACATATCCGATTATTACAGTATTCCTCTCAACACAGAATCCCCTTGCTATCTCCTCGGTTCTCTCGCACAAGCTTCTTATCCCGTCGCCAAACATTATTTGTAAAACATTTTACACGACTTCTGTAAAATATTCTTGTCCGTATCGCTGATATTTAGTACTTTTGCAGCAATACATCAATAACTCTTATGAAAACAATACTTCTATCTTTAGCTCTGTTCGCTTGCGTAGCCGGCGACAATGTTTATATATGCACAGGCCCACACGCACGTCGTTATCACAAGTCTGCATCTTGCGAAGGCTTGCGCAATTGTAGCCGTGAAATCAAGCAGGTAAGTCTCGAAAAAGCAAAAAAGATGCACAAAACGCCATGTCATATTTGCTATAAACATAAAAAAAATAAATAATATGAAAAGACTATTACTATTAACTTTATCTGTGATTGTGAGTATAAATATCATGTCACAGTCTATTTCAGCAAAAGAAAGACAACAGTGTAAACAGATGTATATACAGGCTGCTAAAGAAATGAACCAACAGATGCCTATAGTTATTGATGAATATACTACATTGTTTTCTGTCACATTTATGAATTGGGTGTATTCTTATAATTATCGTATTAATTTTGATTGTAGTAGTATATCCAAGGAAGATTTTGATGAAATGTTAAGTAACATAAAGAAAGAAGCAATCATAGACCAACGAAAACTTATTGATTCTGGAAGATACGGTGCTACACGCAGCGAAATGAAGCGTTTATTTAAAGCTCTTGGTTTTAAATTTAGGTACAATTATTCAGATATTAACGGCAGGTTTTTAGGTAGCTTTGAATACGATTATAGAGTTTTTTAAATATATAAAACAATGAAAAGAGTTAATCTTTGGCAATTTGTAGTGGTCCTATTTATTTCTGCATTCTGAGAAAGAAGTGATCCGATGACAAGAAGCAGGTGGACTTCGCGAATAAGAATATTGAGATGATAATGCAGGAGGCGGTTGCTGACTTGGATAGGATAGAGTAAAGCAAAGAAAAAGTAGCGAGCTTAAAAGGTTCGCTACTTTTTGTTAATTATTAAGCTTGTACATTATTACATGTTACCAGGCTCTTCATAAACCAAGCCATATTTATCCACATAAACCTTGGCTTCATCGTATGTGTCAAACTCCACTGCTGTTGCAGTAGCAGCTGGGAACACCTCAGCATTATCACCCTGTTCTGTAAGAGGAAGCACCATCTTTGTACCCTCATAAACAACCTTAAATCTCTTTGTCAATTTATTCATATTTTTTATTTTAAAAGTTTAACTTACTGTTCTGGTGTGACTGATACCGTGTAGCCCTTGCTCTGTAGTGTTGAAATTGCATTATCAGAAGCCGAAGTACGAGTTCCATATATCGTTATCTTTTTACGCCAATAATCATCTGAAGAAACGAATCCTACTTCACACTGCGCAAGATCGTTTAGTGCCTTATCTACATCATTACCAAGATTCACTCTTTCTAATGCTATGATTTTCATGTTACTTGGTCTTGTTCCACTCCATGAAAGTTTTGTCACTTCATAAAATGAAAGAAATTCCAAAGGCAAGTTAGATATGTCACCAGTTAATTTTCCATTAAACCTAACATCATTAGTTAACTTAGTCATATTATTCAACACGGAAATGTCACCAGTTATAAGAGGACTGAGAAGAGTGAGGGTTTTCAGAGATGTCATTTTAGCTAAGGCAGCAATATTACCAGTTATAAGAGTACTGGGAAGATACAATGTATCAATTTCTGACATATCTTTAAGATTTGAGATGTCCCCAGTTATAAGAGTATTAGAAAGATACAATGTCTTAATTTTTGACAAACCTTTAAGACTTGAAATATCACCTGTAACAAGAGTACTCCTAAAAAATATTGTACCAAGCTTAATATTGTTCTTTAGTGCCTCAATATCACCAGTTATAAGAGGACTAGTAAAATACAAAAAATCGAGATTGGTGGAATATTTAAGTTCAGATAAGTCAAATTCTATAGTATTATGTGCACCTGCACCATTATCATTAAATGATGTTATAGTATATTTTGGAATAGATAATATACAATCATTATTTGAAAAATATACATTTCCAGCAGAATTCTTCGTTATTTCTAACGAAGCTCCTTTATTTTCAGACCCCGTTGTATCTGTGAAATAACCATTCTTAACAACGACCATTTCATCTTTATTAAATTTTACCTGTAGATGTGCTACACCAGATGTTGGAGTACCTATTTTTACCAACATTTTACCCAACTGTGGTAAGTTGTCATTATTGACACTTCCAGAAAGTTTAGTTATAAGGCATTTATTCATATTAATTATATTTAAAGATTAAACTTATATATTTTATCACACTCCTTTAAGCGTTGAGCTATCCAATTATATACACGGTATAAATTATCAGTATGTGTCTCCTTAAAATAAGGATACTTGGTAGGAGTCATAGGCCACTTAATCAAATCCTTTTCAAAATTAGATGCTCCTATTGTAGAACACCAATCAGTTAACATCTTATAGATGTTTTTCTCAGTCAAAACTTTTGACCTCAACTCCTTATATCTTTCACAAAGTTCTGTATCAAAATATTTAATAATCCATCCTGTTGGTGTTTCTAAGGTGTTTCCTAACCTCTCACTTATGGGAGAGACTTCACCCCAACCTCCCCATCCAAGGATTCCATCCAAGTCATAGGGACAAACTGCCCATTTAGTACCATCATAAGTAACCCATTGCCAGTTTTTTCTAAATCCGTCAGTATTCATGACAACATCACTGAATATAAGATAGTCAATAATACCTTCTACATCAAAGAACTCAAGAATCTTATTCTTGATTTCAGAGTCTTCTTTACCGTCACTCATCATATTATTTAGTGTCGGGATATATGTTGTTAATGTTTTATAATATCCCTTGACTTTATTTGTTAGAACATGATTTTTATCACCTGCCTTATATGATGGGCTATCAGAGTCTATCAACTCTTTTCTGTTGGTATCTGCATTATATTTTGTACCATCTATACAAATCAATGACTTGGGATTTCTAAACTCAACACCATCTTTGTTACCATTGGAAGCTGCTTCCTTTCCATTTATAACATTCCAGTTTATATTTCTATTATAAGTAAATGTATCATATATGTCCCCATCCAACTGTATATGTTCAGACGTAGACTTATTCTGCATATAGTTATCACGGTGTTTCTTTATTGCCCAACTGAATATGCCATAAAATTCACCATTAAGATTAACAATACATGGAAAGCCATCGGGATAGCATCTTGCTCCGTTATCTATGAGTAAATTCATGTCATTAACATCTTTCATTCCTTTAGTACCATATCCTATAGTTTCATTTGAAGGCAACAAGGCTCTCTTCCAAATTCTATTACTAATGAAATTTTTAGTTTCCTCTATTTCATTAAAAAGCTTATAGCCAACGATTGACACTCCTTTAAAGAAATCAGCATAGTATGCCTTGAAATGAAAAGAGTCTTGAGAAACCCAATCTCCAAACTTCATCTTGAATGTGTTGTCGCCTATCCAATTATCATTACAGAAGTCACATGCAAAATTTTTCTTTGGCATACTCATGGAAGAATTGCCCTGTGCGTTCAAGATAACATTCTTCTTAAAATAATTTCCTTGCATATCCCAAAACTCAAATATTGCATGTAAATCCTGTGTCTTACTTGTTGGCATTGCATCAATATTTGAGATATTCACAAAAGCCAATCTTGGTGTTGGTACTTGAATAGAGCCACTTTCACTCCAGTCAATAGGAGTATTTACATCAAAACCATTACCTTTGAGGGCATCTTGAATATCATTAACACTATTGCCTTGAAGATTGAGATTAGAAACTTCAAGATTAGTAATATTCATATCATGTTCATGCTTCTTGCCATTTGAATCACGATAAGACATTACTCTTTCATCCGAATCTGTGGTAATCTCCATTCTTCCTTCTGGGTCTTCTATATGAGAAAACTCTTCTGGAATAGTTTCAGACTTGGCATTATAGATATAGTGGCTACCATCAACATTAGTAGCAGCAAGGATTTTACCGTCAGCATCAGTCTCCACAGAAAAAAACTCTGGATTCTCATTCAACGAAAACACATCAAGAAGATCTTTGACGTAAGGGTTAACAATGTCTATCTCCTCCTGCAATTTATCTACTGTCTGCTTTAAAGCATTTACTGCATTAATCTCACAAATAATTTGTCCATCTCTTCTAATGCCAAGTAATAGATGATTATCTGCATCAATCCAAGCAGCAAAGTATTCCTCATTCTGCTCAACATGATACATATCATTCAGTGGGTAATATGGCTTACCAGTTTTCTTGCTTATACCAAAAAGAATCTTATCCTCTGCATCAACCATCGCACAAAGAAACTCCTCATTCTCAATAATTCGGAAAGGAGTTTCTACAACAGCACCTTCATCATCCTTGATAGTTGTCTTATCCAAGATACCATTAAGAGTATTAATAGTTTCTGATAAGTCTGTCTTGTCCTGCTGAGATTGATTGATAATATCCTGCATCTTGTCTTTAATAGGTGTAGGAATACCTTTTCCCCATTCAATAGAGCCATCAAGCTGAATGCCAAACAAAAGATGATTGTCAGAATCAACAATACAATGGATAAATTCAGGAGATTCTATCTCACGGAATGGAAGAGCAAATTGGGAGACAACCTTGTCTTCAGATTCACCAAGCTCCTGTACTATAGAAGCCTTATCTACCTTCTTTATAATCTCTGTGTCTTGCGTCTTATTCTTAGTATTCAGTTCCTCTATAGCAGCTTGTGCATTGATAGCAGTCATGCCACTTACAGCATTGTCAAAAGTAACAGCAGCAGCGGTTGATGCACCTCCAGTAGCAGCTATATTCTTGATAGAATCCTCTAATTGGTGGGTCTTCTCACCAATCTGCTGTAAATTCTCTGTGTCACCAGTGAGGTAAACTTCCTTTGCTGAGGCTATTTTACCTTTGGTGGTGGCGGCGTGTAATTCGTCTGTAATATTTATTGGCATAATATTCCAATTTTAAGAGATTACTAATTTCCAAGTTTCTGCGGTGAGAGTGTTAGCTGTGCGGTAAGCCTTAAATGTGCCAAGACTGTTGGTTACTGTCTGCGCTGCTGCGAGGGTAACATCAAATCCTGCACTTGTCACGCGACTTATTGTGAGGTCGTTGGGAACGACGAGCCAAATGTAATCACCATTGTTTGTATTAATTTGAGGGCTAAAAGAAACTCCTGTGCTTGACACCTTTGAAAGAGTATTCATTGTCTCAGCAGTCATATCTTTAACTGAACTACCTCCATAGTAGCAAAGATAACGTGTAGCTAATGTACTTTTGCCAGTACGTCCAGTCTTAGTTACAGCAAACTTAAATATCTCCCTGCCTCCTTCAATCTTTGTCTGCACAGTTCCACTTGCAACTTTAGCATTTGTTAAAACTTTAGGAGCATTGTCATTTATCTGCTTTGTCACCTCTAATGTATCAGGAACCAAAGGCTTTTCCTCACTGGTTACAGAATATCTTACATCTGTTTGCATAGCACCTGTATTTGGAGATACAGTAAATCCTAATGTAATAGGATATACAGTATCATTCAACTTTGCAATGCTTACATCTACATCCTGTATTATCTTTACCAAATCTTCTGGCAATCCAGTAGCAGCATTTATAGTTTTTCTCAGCTCTGGGTCAAGCTTCTCAATAGTAAGTGTATCATCAGCCATCTTTGCATTTGTTACAGACCCTTCTGCCAATTTCTCCTCCGTCACGCACCTGTCGTCCAGGTCGTCCGTCTTTATCAACGGAACCTTCGTTCCTAGTTTTACGTCATTTCTAAATGTAGGCATACTTTATTTCCTCCGGTTCTTCTGATGTGTAAATTCTTATCTGTAGTACTTCAGCCCTCATTTCCATACGCAGGCAGAAAGCCTTCATGTCCTTATGGACCTCTATAGGCACACGAGGCCATTTGCCGTCTCCCGTGTTCTGTCTTATCACTATCTTGCCTTTTTTCTTCAAGCTAATCATAAGATAGATGTCACGCTTCAGTTCCAGCACAGGAGTCACCCATGCTTGTTCTGTTGTGTCATACGTAGCTGTCACTATCTCCATATCATTTCTGTGTATTAATTCCCAGACTTTGTATCGCAATGCTGAGCATAGTCTGTGCACCAGCGTCTTCATACGCCGCCAGTAGCAGGTAAGCAATATAGTATATGAAAGCATTCTTCTGTGTGTCTGACACATCTACAGGCGTGCTGTCCGATGTGTTGTCAATAACATTTCCTGTTCCAACGTAGGCCACTTCCACCTCGTTGCCCGTCTCCCACGGCTGCACCAATATCTGTAGCTGGCTTCCACGCATTATTGTAGCCAGCGGTCTGTCCTGCGAACCCTTTACCGCCTCGTCAAACATCAGCAGGGCGTCGTCACTCGTGTCGTCCACTGGCACCGCAGCTTTATGCCATCCGTCTATCCTAACACGTCGTATGTCCGCAGCAGCTATACCGTCAGGCAGAGTCGCCACTCCTATGTCGTCAATATAAGACTCGACAGTCAGTGTCTTGGCGGTAGTGGCATCCGTGTCTTTTTTTGTCTTCACACTAGTGCATTTACCCGTCATTACAGCCACCCATCTTAGAGCGTCGTTTATCTTCGCCCTTATGATGTTATCCATGTAGGTGTCCTCGCCGCCGTCACTCAGCTTCGAGTCTTCACGCGTCTCATGGTCTATACACCACTTCACCTCTTCTATAATCTCTCCTACGGTCATACCTAATAGTGTTTAATGGTTAACGTTCAATGATTGTCAGCAGCCCTCATAGCTCCTCTTCAATCAATGTCCCAGCAAGACCCTCCCCCTCACCAAAAGGCTTAGAAAGGCCCAGAAAGGCTCAGTAAGGCTCATCACCCCAAAGCCATCACTAACCCCCATTACCCCAGGTTCAAGTTAGCAAACACCTCTCCCTCCTTGGCAGCAAAAGCCAACGCCTTGCTCGGGTCGGTAAACTTCTTGTCGTAGTTGGTGTTGATGTACACGAGCAGTTCGTCGGGCGTAGTCACCGCGTCTGCCGTATTCACGTTCTTAGGTTCTGGCTTCGGCACATTCTCTTTCATGTCGTCGGAGGTTTTGATTTCGCGAATCAACACCACTGTGCCGGACTTGAAAAGTTCACTGCTCTCAAGAAGGTCTTGATAATACTTGCCCTTAAGAGATAATTCGGGACAAGCGCCTGTAATGATATTACCACCTGTGAACTCGTAGTGAACCTTGTTACCACCTGCACCAACGAGAGTATGATGGCTATTGTTTAGTGCCTCTTTTAATCTATATATCTTAATCATTGCGTTTTGGAATTTTAAAGATAAGCCTCGCTGAGACATTAGCGAGCAAAGCCGTTGCTCAGCGATGGCTTTACGGAAATAAAATAATCTTTAGGCTGCTACGTCCTGACCCTTGTAGAGTTCCCACTTGGTGCCGTTGTAGTAGTAGACGGTACCCTTGTCGTACTGAACATCGTCAGAGACGTAGTCCTCGGTAAGGGCAACCTTCATGCCGGCTGACGGAGTTGCGGGGAGTTTGGGAGCAGAGATGATAGTGGTAAGAGTGGACCCGCCAAGCTTAGAAATCTTTTCCTCAGGACCAACAAGTATAGAGTTGTAGCCACGGAGAGCGATACAATCGGCCTCCTCGTGAATCCAACGCTTAGCGTCGCGGATAGCACCTGCACCCTTAGACATGTCGTTGGTGCGCTCCTTGTTGGCAACACGCACGTAGCGGCGACTCGCCTTAAGGTCGATGATAACGGCAAAGTCCTCCATGCGCATGAGGTCGAGAGTCTGATCCCAAACAATATCGAAAGTACCGAATGTGTCCTTGATGCGCTTGAAGGTAAGGTCGAACTCGTCGTGATTGATGATGTCGTTCTTGCCATCCTTGTCAATCTTCATCTTCTCCATGCGCTCGATGAAGTTCTTACCAGCGAAGACGTAAGCATGGTTATTTTCTGCAAATTCTGTAAACTGGAGCTTTGAGAGAGCAATCCAGTCGGCCCACTCCTGAACGTCGCCAATAGCATACTTATTGGTAATCTGAGGCAAGATACCCTCGGCAAAGTAAACATCCTCAACAGCACCATCCTCAGTGAGCGTCTTAATGCGTCGCTTAGAGCCAAACCAATAAGAACGCTCGGCGCGGAGGTTGTACTTCATGATAGCGTCAGCCTTGAGGTCCTTGACGGAGATAGGTACCTTGGTCTGTACCTTCTCGAAGTCGGTAGTAAATAGAATGTTGAGAAGCTTCTTCTGAACACAAACCTCCTTCTCGCGAGGCTGCATGTTCTCAGGAGGAACCATAAGCTGAGACTCGCTTGCGGCAGTTGCGCCAACAAGTAAGACAGAGCCAGAAGGAATGTCCGGGCAGGTCATACTGTCAAGGTCGTCGGCTGGAGTACCATTGTTTTTAGCCTTGCCGTTGGTAGCCTGGAGAACGACCTTCTTGCCGTTAGACTCGATGACATAGAGCTGAAGAATACCCTCGTGCTCGGTGTTAGAACCCTCCTTGTAACCCTCAACATCGGGAACAAAGACAGTAGAACACTTGTAGAACGGACGGAGAGAACCAGAGAAGTTGGTAGAGTTAAGCTCGATGGTGTCGCCACCAGTGATTTCGGCAGTAGTCTTACCGTCGAGAGTCTCACCACCAATGCGCATGTGCTTGGCAGTCCAGTTCTTGATAGGAACCTTAGCGGCAACCTGTCGAGCGATACTGAGAAGCGGAGTCTTGTAGGGGTAGAATTTTACAATGTTATTATCCCACTCATCGTCAATCATGTCACCCTCTTTGAGCTGGGTGGATGAAGCCTGAGTTCCCGTCAAATCCTGACCATCCTTTTTGCCACCGGGACTATCGAGGTCGCTCTTGCCAGCCTCAACGTGTTCGTGTTCAGCAACCTCTGCAGCGGTTGCGGGAGTGTTGCCCTCATCGCCAATCTGAGGCGCAACGTTGTCGGCAACAGCCATGAGCGACGAGCCGCCAGTTACAACGGAGAGAAGCATGAGTAAGAGCCAAGTAAGGAAATGTCCGCTTTTAATAAAATTAATAAACCGATAGTGTTTCATTTAATTGATATTTTAGAAATTAATAAATAATAAAATGTGTTTTAATTTTAAACCAGTCCGTCCCAGAAACTGCTGTCCTTCTTCTTGCCAGGCTGAGCACCGCCGTTTGTGTTCAGCGTTGGTGGCACGTCGTTCTTCTCCGAACGTTTTACTTTGTTCTGAATCTTCTCGTTGCGTCCCTGCATCGCTCCTTCTTCACGAGCCGAAGCCACGTCTGCGTCATAGTTCTGCGCATTCTTGAACAGTGCCCATGTCTCTGCCGACACCTTGCCGTCCTCCGCTTCGCCTATTATCTTGAAGAACTTCTCCCACAGGTCTGCCTTGGTATCATCGTCAAGACCCAACTCGTCCATGGCGTCGGCCGACTGCTTCAGGTTCTCCGCAATCTCTTGCTCGTGACTCTCCTCGTCAGCCTTCTTCTGCTGGAAGTCCGCAATCTGCTGAGCCACCTTCTTGCCCATTTCCTCGTCTTCCAAGGCTGCGCCGATGTCTATGCCCTGCTTGGCCATCCACTCTATCGGGTTCATGTCGGGATTGTCCTTCAAGTCCATGGCCATTGCTGCAAGCCAGCGGTTGTTGTCAAACATTTCGCTCAGCGCACGTCCGTTCTCCTCGTATGCCGACAAGGCGTCTGCATCCTCGTTCATCGCGCCGTAGCGGGCTTCTTTGTCCTCAAAGTCAATGTCCTTGTGACGCTTGCCGAAGCGCTCTGCAAAGGCCTTGCGGTTCGGACGTTCCTCCACAGGAGGTGCCATCGCATCCTGTCCGGGTGCAACGCCATTCTTGATTTTGTTTTCTTCGTCCATTTTTCTTTCTGTAAAATTTAGATTTGACTTTCTAAACCGCAAATATCTTAGTTTTTTATCACTGTTTTTCCGTCTTTCGTCTGTAGGACGAAACACGGCATTTAGGGCTTGTTTTTCACGTATTTTTGCGCTGATACACAATGTTATTACATACAGAATATGCAGAAAAATATACCCACCTTATCACGTGTAATGCCGACTTCGGGCAAGACGTTTGACACCGTACGGAGACGTAAGGAGAGACAGTCGGGCAAGAAGGCAGACTATGAGCTGCTGCAGCGATGTTGGCAGGCCTGGAACAACCTGGAGGAGGTGCGCATGGTTAGAGACAGAGCCAAGAGATACTGCTACGGCGACCAATGGGGCGACACCGTAAGGGTCTACAAGAACGGGTTCTATTACGACTATACCGAGCGTGAATATCTCAAGAAGAAAGGCTCTGTCCCTCTCTCCAACAATGTCATGGTCTCCATCCTCAATACCATCGTCGGACTCTATGCCAAGCAGGGCACCGAGCCTGTATGCTTCGCACGCACACGCTCCTCACAATCCCTCTCCGACATGATGTCTGCCACGATGCAATGCAACTGGCAAAGCACACAGATGGAGATATTGTTGAAGCACGCGCTTGAAGACTACCTTGTAGGAGGAGTAATGGTGTGTCGAGAGACATACGAAGACAAAACACAGGAGATAGAAGACTCATGGACAGACTACATAGAGCCGAACTATGTGTTTTGGGAAGGAGGTTCAGACCCAAGACACCTTGACCTGTCGCTGATAGGCGTGCTGCATGACGAGTCTATAAACGACCTGTACAAGAAATTTGCAAAAGACGAGTACGGACTTAGTATAGACGACCTGAACAGGATATTCGACATAGACCCGGATGACAATCAGACGGAAGGAACTATGCACAACGACACAAATGACTTGGCGAACATATCATTCGATATACCGTCGAAGCGTGGACGATACGTAAGAGTAATAGAAGCGTGGACGACGGAAACAAAATACAGATACCAATGCTACGACCCGATAGCGACAAACGAGAGTGACGCATACTTCCGCATAGAATGTGACGACAAAGTGTTGATAGCAGAGTTGAACGCAAAGAATGTGGAGAGAAAGAAGCAGTATGACTTGATGGGAGTGCCACCAGAAGACAGAGCCTATATCACGGCAAAGAAAGTGGCAGACAAGTATTGGTACTACACGTTTATGTCACCAGACGGAACCGTGCTATGCAGCGGAGAGACACCATACGACTTTAAATCGCATCCATTCACGATAAAGCTCTATCCGTACATCAACGGAGAAATACATCCGTTTATGGCAAACGTGATAGACCAGCAGAGATATATCAACCGTTTGATAATAATGAACGACATGGCAATACGCTCGTCGGCCAAGGGTGTATGGCTTATCCCTACACAGGTGTTGGACGGAATGACACCAGACGAGTTTGCCGAGCAAGCGACGGAGTATGACGGAATGATATTCTACACGCCAAAAGCTACATTGCCAAACTCGCGACCAGACGTGATAACATCAAACGCTGTGAACCTTGGAACCAACGAGCTATTACAGATGGAGCTAAACCTGATGCGCGAAGTATCGAATGTGTCAGGAGCATTGCAAGGCAAGACGCCAACGGCTGGAACATCGGCCTCGAGATATGCACAAGAGTCGCAGAATGCCTCGACCTCGCTATACTCGATACTGAAAGACATGGAATCGTTTACTGAGAATATTGCACAGAAGAAGTGTATGACGATAAAGCAATTCTATGAAGACGGCCGACCCATCTTCAATAGAGATAGCACATACCCGATAGAGTATGACAGAATGGGCGCAAGAGACATAATGTTCAAGATTTCCATCAAGAACGCAGCTGCCACCGCTGCCTATCAGAACAACATTAACGACCAGCTCGACAAGCTCTTCGAACTTGGTGCCATCAACGTCGTGCAGTATCTGCAGAACCTCAACGCCCCGTTTGCCGACCGCCTCCTGCAGGACATTCAGAGTCAGCAGGCAGAGCTTGAAGCGCAGCAGGCGGAAATGGGACAGCAAGCACCACAGAACGGAGTTGTGCCGGGGGCGGACCAAGAGGCGGTAGAGAGAGCGCAGGGGTATTTGATGCAATAAAACATTTTGTATTGAATAAAAATATAAAAGGAAAACATGGCAGAGATAAGTATTGAAAATTCGAAAATAACGTCATTGGCGCGGCAGCAGCTCTCCATCATTGGAAAGCACCATAAATCGCCAACGGGAGGGACATTGTTCGCCACAACAACACTGTCGGAGATAGAGGTAGGCGTAATGCCGACGCTTATTGTGGGAGCAGCCCAAGTGATAGTTGGGGAACTGTCGCCAATAGTAACCGCTTACGGAAGCGACAACACAAAGCTAACCTTTGACATTGAGAAATCACGTTGGGGAGACGCTTTGCCATCGGCTTTTGCAGATAATATAAAAATGTATATAGTGGCAAATGTAGTGCAATCAGTACTTAATATGTCCGTGCCAGACATTGCTCCAAAGTATACATCGGACGCGCAGCTGCTTCTTGCTTCGCTTGTAAAAATGGCATTTGTGAAGAAACCGCCTGGAACGTCAGTCACAGTATACAATGTAAGCGGTACTGTGACAATAGAAGACAATGAGAAGACAGACGGATATAACAAAGACAATAAAACCACCTAATTATGAAGATAACATTCACCATATCCAAACCCCTCGCAATAGAGGCAGTAAAGAGCGACACCTACATCAAGGGGTCTATAGACTCAGCCACACAGCAAGGGGCAGACAAGCTAAGATACAACGAGACAGCTGGTGACATATCCGTGCATGAAAGAAAGTTGGGTAAGGATTTCGTGCGAGGTGTGGAACGGTTGAAGACGGTCTATGTAGATTTCTTTATTCCAGACCACCTGTCGGTAGGCAACAATTGTATATCGGCAACATACGACCAAAGTAACGGTTCAGCAGGTGTAACAATTGTTATCCCGCGACGTTTCAACGGTGCGCTTACCGATGCCATTGCAAACTACTCACAACAGTATGTGGAAGAATACATGACATACCAATGGTGGCTGTCAGCAGGAATGCAAGCACAAGCAGAACCCCATGCAGTCATGATGAAAGACTTGGAAGACCGCATACGCAAATCATTCACTATTTCCTCTCCTTTGCAAGCAACCGCAGATTACTCTTCGGTGACGGGAAAGATGTGCAATGATGATGGGTCGGACTTCACCGGAAACTAATGTATCACTAACAAAAAAGTATTGGCTATGATAATTAAATTTCAAATCATAAAGTCGCTTATACGTGAGGCATTCCAGTCAACCACCTACCTAAAGGGACAGATGGACAGGCTTGCGCAAGGTGCGAACAATGCTCTTGTGGCAAGCGAGACGGGAGGCGATGAAGCATTGCATGAGCGAGTGTTCACTTCGGATTTTCATGCGGCATTGGAAATGCTAAAAACGATATTCGCCGACTACCTCGTGCCAACGTCCCAGACTATAGGCGACAATGCGATATACTACAATGAGAAAACGGACGACATTGTAGAGTTCACGCTGTCGGTGTCGAAAAGATTCAACGGTTCGCTAACAGATGCGTTGGCCCGGCTGAGCGCCAAGTATACCGAGGATTACGTTACGATGCAATGGTGGATAAAGACCACCAACGCCAAGCAGGCTGAACCCTACCAGGCAGCACTTCTGAAAGACGAGGCTGACATACGCAAGTGCTTCATCCTTTCTGCTCCCAGTGTCCCCATAGTCAGGTTCCCCACCTCTATCACTGCCAAGGTCGACGGTTCCGACAACGGAGGCGAAGTTACAATTTCCATTGACGAAAAAGCAACGGTTTCCTACAGCCTTAATGGCGGTGCTGTCGACGACATCGAGGCACGTTCTTACGACCCGAGTATATTGCGAGTTGACCGGCATATATTGCCAAAGACATTTGTGCTCGTACCGCTGAACACTGGAATAGCTAAAGTCCGGCTGTTCTCTCGCCACTCCGACGATGTGTACACCGAGTTTACAGCTATTGTAACCAAGAATTAAATGGAGGATTATATGAATCACGATTTTTCCGAACTTCATCCGCACATGGCTTCTCGTGAAAGGGGATGGCATCCCGTCCCCAATCCACTTGCGCCTCAACCGCCCCATCGTGCTTATGGGCACACAGTCAAGCATATTTTCGTGCAGGCCGACCAGCTCTTCTACGATGTCGATGCTGTCACGGGGCTTATACAGCGTGCTTCACGTCCCGACCAGGCAGCCCCCGACATTGTCACTTCCGAGTCCGACACCTATCGCCCCATGTTCTTCCGTTGGTTCGACAAGTACATAGCCAATGTTGAGCATTGCCTTTCCGCTTTCGTTCTCAAGCCCGAAGGCGTCACCCGTCTCAACGACCTTAAGGAGTGGGACGAGCGGGAGATTTCTCTTCTTATGCCCGACTATTGGGATGCCACCGTCTACGACTCCCTTGTCAAGGCTATTCATCAGTACGTCGTTGACGGCACTCTATACGAGTATCTCTCCATCACGCTCTCCTCACGCGACCCTCGCACTATCGACCGCAAGCAGTCCCTTGAAGAAGGCATTACCAACATACGAGCCCTCTCCTGCCGAGTCATTCCCGGCACAGTCCATAAGCATCTGAAGCCATTCTAAAGCGATTGCACCCCAAAAAATTTCACCCTACGGCTCAGTCGGCTTAGAAAGGCCCAGTAAGGCCCATCAAATAAAAAACAATTCACTATGCAAAAGACTCTCGACGACATTCCTCTCATATCCGAGCGTCGCAAGAAGCTTCTTCCTGCCGGGCGCAAGGCGCAAAAGGAGTTCATACGCGACCTCCTCTCTACCAATCAGGAGAAGTTCGAAGAGCTGTTCTCCGAACTTGCCAAGCACGACCCAAAGGCATGGCTGCTTCTCTATCACGACATGCAGAAGCACGTTGTCCCCAAGCAGTCCCAGCTCAACGTCTCCGTGGGCATCAACAAGGACTTCCAGGAACTCCAGGCACTATCCACTACCAAGACCGACGACCCTCTTGCCATTGGTGCCAACCCCGTTCCACGCATCGAAGATGCCGACTTCGAAGAACTAAAGGAGTACGAAGGACTTTAATCAATAATTAGCCCTCACCCCAAAATTTCACCAACAGCTTAGTCGGCTCAAAAAGGCCCAGAAAGGCTTATCACCCAGTTCACCCAAAGGCTCAGAAAGGCCTAAAAAGGCCCAGTAAGGCCCATTAAATAATTAGAATATGCTCATTACCGACCATAACATAGACGCTTTGGTAGCCGAAAACCTATCTCGCTACAATGAAATCTACGGGCCTTACGACCCGTGGACAGGTCTCGGCTGCTACGATTTTGAGTCACGAGTCTGTCTCGAAATACCCGACTTCATCATACCCAAGATGTACGTTCCCAAGGAGTGTATGCGCACCCTCCTTTACAAGAACCTGCAGCACTACGGTACATTGAAGGACGTTCTTATCCATGTCCTCCGCAAGGACTACGACGAAGACTCGCCCGACACGCAGAAGCTACGCGCCCTCCTCACATTTGAGATTTTCAAGGTACGTTTCCGTGAAGACCCCGAGTTCGCCCTTTTCTGTACTGATAAGATTGAGGACAAGAACACGGGCGATATGATTCCCTTCCGCCTTAACTACCCACAGCGACGGCTCATCGCACTCTTCGAGAAGCTGCGCCACGAGAAGAAAGCCATACGTGTCGTTATCCTTAAGGCTCGTCAGTGGGGCGGCTCTACGCTCACGCAGCTATACATCAAGTGGATGCAGGACTTCCGTCACGACGGATGGAACGCCATTGTCCTCTCACAGGTCAAGTCCACATCAAAGAAGATTAAGGCTATGTATCGCAAGGCTGTTGAGCGTCAGAAGGGTTGGACTATCGGACACCCGGGCACACAGCTCATGCTCTCGCCCTACGAAAACTCACCCGACGACTTCATCGTCACCGACGGCAATAAGGCTCTGCGCCGCTCCACTCTTACCGTTGCCTCCTTCGACAACTTCGATGCCGTCCGTGGCAACAACTTCCACTGTGCCCACTATTCCGAGGTTGCCTATTGGAAGAAGACACCCGAGCACGACCCCGAAGGCGTTATCTCGTCTATTTCTGGCGGTATACATAATATTGAGGACAACATCGAGGTCTTCGAGTCTACAGGCCGTGGCGCTTCCGGATTCTTCTACGACCGCTGCCAGCTTGCCATGGATCCGTCCAACAACGACGCCTATGCCTTCATCTTCATTCCTTGCTTCATCATCGAGAACGATATGGAGCCTGTCGAAGATGTTCGGGCTTTTGCCGAGTGGCTGCTGCGCAACAAAGACCGCTCCACCTGCCCTAAAGGTTTTCGCGAAACGGGCAAGTTCTTTTGGCGTATGTGGGAAAAGGGAGCTTGTTTCCAGGCTATCAACTGGTATCGCAACTTCCGCAACAAGTTCAAGACGCACGCCTTCTGCGCCACTGAGGCTCCTATCGACGAGGAGGAGGCTTTCCGCAATTCCGGCAACCTTGTCTTCAATCCTTATTCTATCGACGACCTCCGTCATGGCGAAGTCAAGAAGCCCAAGTTCCTTGCCGACATCGTCACCTCTGGCAAGAAGTCTTACGACACCATACGCAACTCCAAGATTACCATACGCGACGATGGCGAGGGCGAACTCAAGATTTGGAGTCTGCCCAACAATCAGATTCTGCGTGTTTCCGACCGCTACGTTGTCAGCGTCGACATCGGTGGCAAGTCCTCTACTTCCGACTACACCGTTATGACCGTACTCGACCGTATGGGCATGATGCCTTCTGTCAAGGACAAGCCTCGTGTCGTGGCTCGCTACCGTGGACACTGCCGTCACGACGTGCTTGCATGGAAGGCAGCAGCTCTCGCTCACTATTACGACGATGCTCTCCTTGTCATTGAGTCCAATACTGCCGACCGTGAGAAGAACAATAATACCGAGGGCGACCATTTCGGCTCTATCATCAACGAGATTGCCGACTACTACCCCAATCTCTACCAGCGCCGTTCCTCTCCCGAGGACACTACCGGCAACGTCCTCGCCAAGTATGGTTTTCAGACCAATAAGATTACGAAGGGTTGGCTTATCGACAACCTTGAAGCCTTCGTCGACGACCGTCTCTGGCACGAGCCCGACACCGAAATGTATCACGAGCTGCGCATCTACGAGCGCAAGGAGGATGGCTCGCTTGGCAACATCGAAGGCTCGGGCAATCACGACGACGTACTCATGTCCACCGCCATCGCCCTCTACGTCTCCACCAACGAAATGGAACTCCCACGCTGGCGCACCGACGAAGGCCTCAAGCATCACTCCGACGGAGTACGCACCGAAGCCTCAATCTAAGAATAAAAAAAATATCAAAGGCTCACCCCATAATCAAAGGCTCAGAAAGGCCCAGTCGGCTTAGTAAGGCCTAGTAAATCCCCAATGGCTCAAAAAGGCCCAGCAAGGCCCAGTAAATAAAAAAAACAATTCACTATGCAAAAGTCACTATCTTTCAACAAAGGCATCACCACATCACCGTCCGACCTCCTGTCCGACGACACCGAACTTTCCGCCTCACGCGACCTTATCTTCCGCAATGGCGAGATACAACCCCTACGACAGGCAGCAGCCTTCGGACAAACCGACCACCAGTTGCTCTATATCCACAAAGGAGCCGACTACACCAACGCCATCACTTACGATGGCACCAACCTTTATTGGGAAGCGCTCGACACCGACAGTGGTGCTATCAGCAAAAACGAAGATAAGTTCTCCGTAGGTACAGTATCCGATATTTCATCAGTAGGCAACACCCTCGTCGTAGCCACCGATGAAGGCATATATTATATATTATATAAGGGGGGAAAGTACATTGGTCTCGGTAATAACATACCTTTGGCTGAAATAGATTTTGATTTTAAAAACATAACGTTTGATATGAAATTCGAACAATCTTCGCGTACTCCATGTAATTACGGCAATTGTGTCAGCCAACTGTCTGACGAAAAAGCCTACTATGGAGCAAAACACGAATTTATGTCTGCTGGAGGCTCTGCTCCAAGCGGGTATAAAACAACGTCTGTATATCATCGTTATGAAATAATAGATTCCTCGAAAGAAAGTGATTTCCAAGATACCATACAGGGACATGTCGCACAAGCGATTAATTGGGTTAAAGAAAAAGGTGTTTTTGCTTTCCCGTTTTTCTTGCGATACGCATACAAGTTATACGATGGCTCATATACAAGAATATCTCCTCCTATAATTTGTTACCCATCAGTTAATCGGAATTTCCACATGTGCCATTATGTTTGGGATTCCACAAATAAGGTTTTTTCATATTCCACAAGTGGAAGCACATACGGAACAAGCGAATTCTATTTTATCGAATTTGCCGAATTGAAATATAAATTTGGATTAGGCGCTCAAAACAAATTGAAAAATTGGTCGGATATAATCAAAGGTATTACAGTCTTTGCTACCGAACCGGTACTGTCTTTCCATATTGATAGAGGTTGGAAAATAGTTGAAGCTAACGATACTAACAAAAGACCTCTTTTTAACAAAGCGTTTCTTACGTATAAAGAGAAACTTTTCAACTATAATGACGACACCTCAACACAAAATTGGAATGGCAAGGATGGAGGTAGATATATTGCAAAACAGCAGATTCAGCCGACATATCGTGATGATAATGATATAATCGATGAATTGTTAACGCGTACGCAGTTTTACAAATTGTTTACAATTCCTTTAACTGAGTTTGACGACGAATGGCACACAACGGCATCTGGGTCTTCCGGTGATAAGATACGTATCAATCAAGGGTTGCTTTTAAATCTTGCACAACAGGAACAACTCCTTAATGATGATTATTATGGGTGGTGCAAGCTTAGTGCTGCCAAATGTATTACGTACAACAACCGTATTAATCTGATTGGTGTCAAACGCTTTCCTGTAAAACGGATTGACTTTAGTTTTAGCATGGCGGTGAATTACGGAGAAACCAGCACTCAATATGTTCATATCGTTTCCGATAAAATGGACACTTGGATTGGAACAAATTTTATTGTTTCATCAGACACAGATAGCGGAAGTTGGTTCTATTATCCAGATCCAAACGCTACGGAGTTTGTAACAAAAGAAAATGGAGGCCTTTTCAAGAGAATTCCGTTACAACAACATCCCAGACTGCATGGAGCTTATGCGTTTTCCGAACTTCCTTGTGGTAAGAAGACAGTGTTTAACGAACAAGTTGATACTACAAGTTACACCTCCCCCTACGAAGTCCTCGACTCCCAAATCTTCACCTCCGTTGTCAACAACCCCTTCGTCTTCCAGGCATCGGGCGACAACACCGTAGGCACTGGCTCTATCCTTGGTATCGCTGCCAACACCGAGCCTATATCACAGGGACAGTTCGGACAGTATCCGCTCATCGTCTTCACTACTGAAGGCATCTACGGACTCTCCGTCAACTCCGAAGGACTCTACTCAGCGTCCTACCCCATTTCGCGCGAAGTCTGCAACAATCCCGAGTCAATAACACCCACGGGCAATGTCGTCTACTTCACCTCCGACAAGGGACTCATGGCTGTAGCTGGCGGCACTGTCCGTTGTGTCAGTCCTCAACTCTCGGGAGCCAATCCGCCGTACTCTGACGCTACGGTCAGTTTCCTTACCTTCGTACGCAATGCATTCCTTGCCTACGACTATCGCGACTCGCTGCTGTTCATCTACAACGTCAGCTACGACTACGCATACGTCTATAATCTTCTTGACGGAACCTTCGCCACCATATCCCTTGGCTCTAAGCGCATACAGCGAGCTGTGTCCAACTATCCCGACACGCTCCTACAGGATGCCGACAACAACGTCTATTCCTTCAGCAAGATACCTGTTGCCCAAGCCGACACTCAGACCTATTCCGGTACGTTCACCACACGTCCCCTCAAACTCGGCTCGTCCATACAGCTCAAGACCATCCATCAGATAGTCCATCTGTTCAACTCCGCCGACGGCACACTCAAGCTGCGAGTCTACGCCTCCAACGATTGCCGTAATTGGGTCGAACTACACTCTCTGCACGGCAAGCCATGGAAGTACTACCGCTTCAGCTACACACTCTCCAATATCTCGGCATCCGACACATTCGCTGGCACAGTAATAGACTTTGCCCCACGATTCACCAACAAGATAAGATAACAACCAATTCTCCAAAAATTCAGTAAGGCCCATAGCCCCCTCCCCAGCAAAGGCTCAGAAAGGCTTAGTCGGCTCAGCAAGGCCCATAAATAATCACCCTCACCCCACGGCTCAGTCGGCCCAGAAAGGCTCAGTAAGGCTCATTACCCATTATCAAAAAAAAGGGGTGCCAGCGCCTCACGGCTCCAACACCCCATACCAATATTAAACTACTTGTCTTTTTAATCAATAACCTAATAAACCTTAAATCTTAAAAACGAAAACACAAAACCTAATATGTAGCAGTACAAATGTAGCAAACCATTTACATTTGGTATAAGCATCATTATCAATATCACAGGCATTCCTGCCTTCAAGTATTCCTTCCATTTTCCCGTCTTGCCCCACATAATCCCGAACATCGCAAACAGCATACCCGACATACCCACAGTAGGCTTGTCCGCCCACATCGGCAGCCAGCTCGCAGCCACGGCTATCACATAGCCTACAGTTACGTTCATACGCTGTCTTACGCCCCATAGCACAAACAGGTTTGCAGCCATGTGCCACACGTTCGCATGCAGAAAACTATAAGTGAAGTGAGGTAGCAGTCCGCTGTGTGCGCTGAAACCCTTTAAGTCATTGCCTATTATCAGCAACACGACGCTTAGAGCCGTCAGCAACAGCTTTGCTCTTACGTCCACTTCCATACACTTCACCATGTCTGAAATCCTTACCATATAGTCTGCATTTGACAAACGTGTCCTTAATCGTGCGGGGAGCCATGAAGAACTCCGGCGCTGGCTGAGATACTATTATAGGGCATAAAAACCATAGCGATTTGCCTATATACTCCTTTCTCTGGGTCAGTTCCTGCATCCGCTCAAACAGCGAGTAGTACAGTCTCTGCTTGTTGCTGCCCAATGCGTTCACTATCGAGAAGTCACCCACAACCATTCTTCTCAGCTTCTCATAAGCCTCCTTAGCCGTGATATAATACCGTGGAGCAGGATGCTTCGCTATCTTGTCCCATACCTCCTGCTGGCTCCAGCATTTCGGATACACCTCGCGATAGGCTTTTGCCAAGTCTTCACGTTGCATACGGGTTATATCATAATTTTGTTTGGTCATAGGGTTATGGTTTTCTGATACAAAAATACGCAAACTTAGCCACATAACCAAGTTTGCGTGTCAAAATAAACAATAATTAATAATTACATCCCCATCACCAAAGGCTCAGAAAGGCTCAGTAAGGCATAAAACATCCCCGTGCTTAGTCGGCCCAGAAAGGCTCAGCAAGGCTCATTACCAAGCCTCCCTAAGCCCCTCAGCCCTTACTCCTCACTAATCCCATCCATCTGCTCCACAGCCTTCTGCATTATCATTTCGATGTTCTTGTTGGCAAAGTCCACCTGCTTCTTGTCGTCAGCGTTCAGACGCTTCATCTTGTTCCAGCGCTTCATCTGCTTCTCGGCATCTTTAATGATACGGATTCTCGCATAGTCAGTCCCCTGCTCAAATCTGTGTCTGTCGGCAGCATTACGTATTCTCTCCGTCAGCGGAACGTTCTTGTTCTTCAGCATCGAGTAGTTGCTCATGTTCTTCTCCATGCTTTCCTTATAGCTATACCACTTCGCTTTCGTTCTCGCCATGCTCGTCTGTTCCGAAGGAGTGTACATCAGCGAGCGCAAGAATGGTATATCCTTGGTCTCTATCTCCTGCTCGCGTCCGTCAGCATACTTCAGTACCAGTCCCGTTCCACGGGTCATGAATGTGGCAGCGCCACCGCCAATCGTTCCTATGATGTGGTTCAGCATTGCAGGGTCAGTAGCCTCGTCAAGCAGACTGTTGCCTCTCATGTTTTCGTTGCCGGGAGCCACGTCGTTAGTCCTGGCATTCACCCACTTGTTCAAGTCCATCAGCTTCTCGGGAGTTCCGCTGTAGGCATTCATCCATGCAGGACGGTTCTCCGTGTAGTCACCCTCTCGACGTATAGGCGAACCCTTCCAGTCGCTGTTGAGCCACCATTCCACAAATGGAGCAGCAGCAGTAGGCAGCACACCCTTTAAGGTCTCCTTTCCTGGTTCCTTATCAAAGGCCGATGTGTTCGTGAAGTCCACTACTGGCAGCAGCTGCGACATACAGCCCACAGCGTCCATTGCTACATTTCTCGTGCTCTTCACGTTCTTTGCTGTAGTCATACCCGCTGCAATATCGCCAAGTCCGTAGAACGCCCTCAGCTCAATGGCAAGCGGAATGGTCACGAACTTACCGCCACCTTTATATATACACAGGTTGTTTCTCCTTATGTATTCGGGTAGCTCGCCGTATGGGTCTTGCACGCCCTTGCGCTCCTTCTCGTCCTCGTTCGCAATCATGGCGTTATTCACGGCAGCAGCCAGTATGCCCAGCCCGAAAGGCATAGCCATCATTGAGGCGATAGTACCCACAGGTGCCTTCTTCACGTTATTCATAAGCAAGTGCGTACTCTGCACGCCAGCGTTGAAGAACATCGAGTAGTTTCTCAGATAGCTCGCTATAAAGCCATACACATTTCTGCGCATTTCCTTTCCTGCTCCCATCTCTCCGTTCTTGAACGTCTTTATTGCGTCGCCCGAGCCGTGACGGTTGAAGTTCGTCGACACCTGCTTGGCATCGTAGGCGCTTCTCACAGCCGAGCGTCCGAGGTCTCTTGACGTGCAGAAGGTCGCAAATCTCGCCATGTTCTCTGCCATCTCGTTCAGGTTCTCAACGTTACCTACGAGGACGTCACGAAGCATCTTGCCTGCCTTCGACACATTGCTGCGCTCACGGCTCACGTCATGCTTGTATTCCTTTTCCCACTCTTGCATCGTCTTCACCTGCACCCAGCCTGTCTCACCGCCGTTCTGCATAAACTCCTTGAAGTAGCGCTCCATCTTCGAGTTGCCCAGCGTGCCCTCTCTGTATCGTGCGTACAGACCTATGCCCACGCCTTCCTTCATGTCCTTCCACTTCAAGTTCTTCAATGCGCCTGCACCTTCGTTGTAGAATATGTTCAGAGGGTTTAGCTCTGCATAATATCTCGCCCACTTCAAGCCGTATCTCACGCCCTCCTTTGCCGTTACGTTGCTCGATGCAAACTCAGCGTCACGTATGATGTTACGCATCACAAACTCCGGTGAGTACGAGGTGGCCATCTGAGCCATGAAGCGTGTAGTGCTCTTCAACCCTTTCAGCAGTGCGCTTTTCGGCGAACTGTTCTCCAGCATACCGTTCAGAGCCTGTGCAGCACGAGGATTGCCCAGCACTACGAATCTGTGTGTACGTCCGGCTATCTTCACGTCCACGAAGTGCTCGCTCTTGTTCTTCGCCCTCGCAAACTTGAAGCCTATGTCCGTGCTGTTGCTCAGCGTCTTTGCCTCGCCTTTAGCCTGCTTCGTCTTCATGTCTGTTTCAAAGGCATCCACAATGGCTGCAATATCATGAGCGCTCGCATTGTCGGGAATCTGAGGATAAGCCTCCTCCCAGATGTCATTGCCGTTCATGTCCGTGCCTTTCTTCTCAACCCATACCTTTGTCTCCTTCACAAGGTTCTGCATTCCGCTGTTTCTCACGAATCGGGCAAAGGCTTGCTTCACGGCATTCTGTCCGCCGTTCCTTATCGCACGGTTACCCATGGCACCTATCTGTGCAAGCACGTTCACGTCGCTCAGACTCTTTCTGCCCTTGGCGTTCATCAGCGTTTCACCGATAAAGCCCTTGCCGTCCTCGCCGCTTATATATCCGTATACATCCTCAGCGGTAGCCTCGTCAAACTTTCTCAAAGGCACATACCAGTCAAACATACTGGCCACACGGTCTCGAAGTTCTTCGCTCATCAGTCCGTTCTCATAGTCCGAATTGATAGAGTAGTTCGTGGCATCCTTTATTCTGTTCCAAAGATTATCCACCGAACCCTTCTTCTGGTTCTCCATCTTCGCCTCCTGACTCATCACGGAGTCTATAGCACCAGCATCGTCATAAGGACTCTTCAAATCGTCAATCTCTTGCAGACCGTGCATACCCGAATAGTCATGTTCCTCTGCCTTGAAGTCCTTGTCGATGTTCTGCACAATCCATTCGTCCATCTGACGGTAATACTCTCTTAGGTCTATCTGTCCCGAGTCAAGTTTTCTTCTAAGGTCGCTTCTCTCGCCCTTCCAAATCTTATCCAGATTGTCAAGACCAGCATCGTCTACATCTTCTGTCTTTTCCATTTTTCTGAACCAGTCTCTCACGAACAGCACACGGTTTCGCTCCAGTCCGTGCTTGCCAATCATGTACAGGTTACACTCCCTTATCTTCTCCTCGGTGTTCTTGCCTGCAAAGCTGTCCAGCACGTCGCTCATAGCCTTGTCCAGCGGTTTCATCACCTGGTGTTCAAATAGAGTCATCTTGTCGCTCATAGCACCCTGCATGGTGTTCTGCAGAACATAAGGGTTCATCGAACTCTTCACGTCCTCTATCTTCTTGATTGAGGGGTCTACAGCCTTCATCAGTTTCTCAAGCGAAAGCATGTTGTCCATAAACGCCTCTGTAGCCATATAGCCGTGAGCGTTCAGCATAGAATGGTATCTGTCAAGAGCAGTGGCAGCACTCGGAGCAGTACGGTAGTGTATCTGTCCGTCCGTAGCCTCATCCCATTCTTCTTTGGTCATATCCTCGAAGTCATGGTTCTTGCCGTCGTTCTCGTAGAACTCGCCACCATGGATTTTCGTGTACTCCACATTCTCGTGCTCTATCTTCCACTTCACGGCATCTGCCCTCATCTTCCACCACGGATCATTACCTTTCTTCTGAACGTTCTTCGCCAGCCAGAGCATATACTTCACGTCCTTCACGTTAGGCGATATTCTGTAGCCTATCTCGTGCAAGGCATCTGTCACCTTGTTCTTGATGTTATTCCAGAAGCTCGGCTCACCCTTGCCCTTCTCGGCACTCTCGGCGATGAACTCCTCTATAGCGTCATAGAAACCCATAGAGTCCTTGCCCATACGTTCCTTCACATAGGCTCTCAGTTCGGCATTCACAGGATTGTCTAAGTCCATCCAAAGACCTCTCATATAGTCGTTGAACTTGTCTCCGAGCAATCCTCTCATGCCCTCATGTCCCACGGTCTCGTGCCAAACGGTCTTCTCCGCAGTATACGAGTCGTGTATGTTCGGCATATACAGATGCACCTCGCCTGTATTCTCGTCATACCAGCCCGTAACATGCTTGCCGTTCTCAATGTCACGACGCACCTGCTCGTTGCCAATCTCCTCAACCGAGTTCACCATCTTCACCTTACCGCCAGTCTTCTCAGCAGCCTTGTCAATAGCCTTACCAATCCGCTCGCTAACAGAAGGCGCAGAAGCGTCCCCATTCGAAGGCTTAGAAAGGCCTAAAGAGGCATAGCGAGGCTTATCCCCCACAGACTCACCGCCCTCAGACTTTATATCTTCCTCCCACATTCTCATTGCAGCGTCGTCAATGCTTTGGTTGAAGTCGTCCAAGATATAGTTAATAGCCTTGTCCATCTTGTCCTTGTCCGAGATTTCAAACAGAGCCTTTATGGCGTCCTTGAATCTCTGCCACAGATTTCTGCTGTCCGAATCACCGCGCTTTCTTAATGCAGCGACAATGGTTTCGAACTTGTCCATAGCCTTTCTTTGGAGAGGGTCGGCCATTTGAGCTGTCAGCTCGTATGCGTTTTCAAGACCATACGGAGATTCAGCAAAGCGTTTGGTGTCCTTGCTTACCTTGTTGTATATCTCAAAAATGGTGTCGGTTGCCTTTCTCTGTTTCTCGGTCAACCATTCTTTGCCCAAACCTTTCTCTGCAAGATACAATGTTCCTGCCGTAGCTTGGTGTATCATTTCATGAAGCAGCGTAGTGGCAAGTTCTCTTTGCGTGTTCGTTGAAGTCTGCACCATAGTGTCTATATAATAGTCTATTGTGCGTCCACTGCTTGATATACCAAACAGCCCTCTTTCTTCGGGTACGTCTATATTCTTAAACGCAACGCCAAGCCTCATAGCAAGACTACTGCACCGTCCGGCGAGAGCCTCCAGCTTCTCCCGGTCTGCGCGATGGAGTCCTGTTTCTCTTGCCAGAACTTCCTTATAAAGTCTTTCAATTTCATTAGCTCTTGTCTCTGTTCCGGCTTGCAGACCGAAAGATTCTCTGAGATATTCTGCTCTAATTCTTCGATACTCCAGTTCTCTTTCAGCGGCAAATGCAGCCCCAGTTGCAGACAGGACTTCCTCACTTCGGATTCTATCTCTATCATCCAGTACCTTTCCAAGGTCTCTTTGGATATTCTTTTTCTCATTTTCAATTTCTGTTTTAGTTAATTGTGAAAAATCTATAACTTTATTCTTTACATATTCTCTGATTGCGACCTTGTCTTCTTCTGTCTTAGCTAAATTTACAACCTCAGACAGTTTCTTTTCAAACTTCTCCTCAATCTCGCTCGCTGTCTTCTTGTCAACGTCAGCTGGCACAATACGGCCGTCAGGTTTGCGCTCTGGCTCAGTAGGCTTAGATAGGCCCAGTGAGGCGTCACCTTTCGCCTTGTTATACACCTCGGCAGCATGCTCGATTCTGTACATCACACCCTTGCCCTCGTACTTCTTCTTCAAGTATCGCTGCATTTCCTCCTCGGTCATGTCAGCCAACTTGCAGGTCAGTTTCTTTAGCTCCGCAAGCACAGCCTGGCTCGTCTCGTTTCTTGTCTGACGTTCCTGCTGTTCAAAGGTCTCGTACGTACTGGCGAGGAATTTCTTCTTCTGCTCGGCATTATATCCCTCCATGCCAAAGGGGATAGCGTACTCGTCCCAGCTTCCTCTTACACGGACATTAATTCCACGCTCGTCCATGTCTACCGTCACATTCTTCAACTCCTTCAAATCCTTCACGGTCTGCTTGCTCTTCTTCATCATTATCGCATTCGTGTCGATAATGCGGTCGGGCATTTCCACGTCGCGCAAATCCTCGAAGAAGTCCTCTATCTTGTCGTAGTGACCGCCCAAGTTCCACTTCTCCACACTGCCAGCCTTGGCACGCATAGCCTCGTTGCTTATCTTGTCCACTACTACTACACGGCAGACAACATTAGTACCTGCCTGTTTGAACACGATGTCGGGCAGCGCCACCTCTGCACGCATTACGGCGGTCTTCTCGCCCTCAATCCATTTCTCAAACTTCTTGTCTGTCGAACCTCTTGGAATAAGGGCTACCACACGACCGCCTTCCTCCAAGTGCTTGAATGCCTTACCCAAGTGAGCAATGGCTGTTGCACCGGCTGTACCGAACGGCGGGTTCATCACCACAACGTCGTGCTTGTTGCTGATGTCATAGTTCTCGAATATGGTGTTTTGGAACTTTCGGCCCAAGCCTCCTGCCTTCAACTGTAGTTTGGTGAACAGGCTCTGACTCGGCTCTATCGCTACCATTTGATTGCCCTTTGGTGCATATCTCGCTATAGCACCGTGTCCTGCACTCGGCTCCAGTACTGTATCGCCTTCGCCCATGTTTGCCCATTCCATCATCTTGTAGCCCAATGGTTCCGGGGTTGGGAAGTAGTCCACACCCTCACGGTTGCGAGAGTTCAGCTTCTGGTTAGAGTAGTAGTCAAGCACAGCATTGTCAAATCCGTCTGTGCTTTGGTCTTTAGGCGCGTCAAACTCCTTGCCGCCTACGCCCTGCTGATCGATAGGCACTACTCCGCTATGCTCCAGTATACCGTTGGCGAAACTGTCTCTTAGGCTTCTTGCCTGACTGCCAAGCGCAAGGTTCTCAGTTGTCGATACCTGGTTGTTGAACTTCTGTCCGAACAGTATCATTTCTGAGTTAAGTCCCAATATCGGGTACTCAAATATGGCGTTGCTCTTGTTGCCGATACGGTAGGTACGTCCTTCAATCTGCAATGCTGTGATAGGACTCTGAGGCAACGCCAGTGTAATGCACACACGCTGATGCTTGCCCGTAGTGTCATGCAGCGAGATACCTTCCTTTCCGCTCGCCTCCTGTATCACGATGATGTTCTTGCCACTATCGTCGCTATTGAAGGTGTCCACTGCCTTGTCCTTCGCCTTCGTGTTTTCCTTTCCACTGAAGAACAATACCTTGTCCTTGCCGAACACCTTGGCTATCTGCTCTCTCGGCATGCTGTAGTCCAGTGTCTGCTCCCACTCCAACAAGTCGGCATACTTCTTTCTGAAGTCCTTCACAGCCTGTATCGCCTTCTTCTGCTCTTCGCCTGGTTTCATTAACGCAATCGAGCGGTTTGCCTGCTCCAGCATCGAGGCGAACGGCGGCTTCAAAGGCTCCTTTGTCTCCACTCTTCTGTGGAATATCACTACCTTGCGCCCTGCATCCAAGTGTGCCTTTATGCGCTCTATGATGTTTGCCACCTTCATAGTCTCAAACAGAGCGCTGCCATAATTATAGTCGCCTATCGTCCTACGGTAAGCGTCTGCCAACACTCCGTGTCCTCTTACGGCATCCTGTACAGCTTGGTTGAACTCCTCCGCATGGTCGGGAGATACAGTCGGGAAGTCTCTTGAATAGTCATACGGACTGTCTATGATGCGTCCGCTCATAGTGCCTAACGTATCTTGCAGATAGTCCGAGAACTCAATCTCCTGCTTGGCTACAGCCTCGGGGTTGCTCGTGCTCTGCTCCAGTCTGTTGTAGCGGAACTTATATGCAGCTCCAAAGTGGTCAAGATAGAACTGTGTGCGTCCGCTAATTCTTCCGCCCTTTTCCACTTCGGGATACTTGAAGATGTAACCCTCCGCATAATCAAGGTTCTCACGAGTGTTGAACGGTGTTGCCGAGAGGAAGATTGTCTTCGTGTCCTTCCACTCGTTCTTTGCCTGCGCTTTAAGTTTAGGCTCCACTTCGTTTGTGTAATGGCTCAATGCCTTCACAAACTCGGCGTGTATCTTGCCAAGCTTCTGGAAACTGGCATAATCTCCAGGAGTAAATCCGTTTCTCTCCTTCGGCAACATTCTGCTTGTAGCATAAGCTACGTCACGTGGTGTCGCGCTCGGGTGACTCGCTTTGTATTCGTCCTGTATACGTTTCACTTCCTTGCCGCGCTCAGCGTCAAACCGCTCACCAAGGCTTTTCATCTTCTGATAGTCCTTGTTCGTCTCCTGCAATCTCAAGAAACAGTGGTTCTCGCTTCTGTTCGTCACCATGTAGTGCTGCATACTGCGTGCCGTCTCCGTACCATTCTTGTTCTCCATGATACGGTGGCTCTCGTCGTATATCACAGCGTCCCACTTGGTTTCCAGCAGCTTCTTATTCACGCCGAAGTTGGCGAATGTGGTTATCACTACGCCCTCACCGCTCTCTGTAGTAGCAGTAGTGCCACGCTCCTTGGCTATGTTGTCAAGGTCGCGAATCTCCATATTCAAGTTGCGTCCGTCCTTTATCCAGTCGCTCACCTTCTTCTGGCTCGGTGTCACGATAAGTATACGTCCCTTGCCTTGCTTCACAAGTCGCTTGGCAACGCCAAGTCCCGTAAATGTCTTGCCCGTACCAGTTCCATTGGTGAACATGTAGCCCTTGCCATAAGCGTGCTCTCTGTCTGCATGCTCATTGCCGAAGAACTGTGTCTCCGCTTTCAGCACGTCCTCTTGCTGTTGGGGTAGCAGATAAGGCAGAGTCTCCTCGATATTCTTTATGTCGCCCACCTTCACCTTGATAGGCTCGGCGGCCACCTGACGCTTGTACTTCTCGGCATTTGGCGTAGCTATCTCCTTCTTCATGCGCTCCGTTCCGAGAATGCTTGCCCATTCGCTAAGCTTATGGGTCACACCGTCAACCTCGATATTGGAGTTCCACATGTTCTTGATGTAGTCATACACCTCCTCATCGCTAAGGCCGAGCTTTGTTAAGTGACCGCCAAAGCTGCCCTTCATGGCATCTATCCAGTCGTTAAGCTTCACAACGCCCTTCTTGATGTGGAGATAGCCCAACTTTGTCAGCGCAGGAATCAACTGCTTGTACACGGCCATCTTCTGCTTGTTGATACCAAGCTTGCCCAACAGATGGTCGCTTGCCAAAGGAATGATAGAAGCGTTTGTACGGTCGCTTATGATACTGCCCTTGGTTCTTCCGTCAAAAAGGCTGTTGAACAAATCGTCAACCAACGACTGAGTGTCGCTGATTTCCTTGTCTATCTGTTCTACTGTTGACAGATTTCGGCTATCAATGCCTCGTCCGCCGGTAGCTTCACCAGCTTTTTCATCACTAAAGTTGCCACTTCCTTCATTTCCTCGCTCACGTACATCACGTCCCGTGCCACGTACTCCACGGCTTCCTCTGGACTTAGTACCTCCAGTAGATACTGGTTCCACTCTGGATGCTCCTCCGTGAACTTGCTCACCGCCCCGTTCTCCAACAGCAGTAGTAGCGTGTACCTTGCCACCCTCTCCGCCAGATACTCGTTCTCCTGACTGTACAGATTCTCCTCTTTCAGGATTTCCGTCACCTTCGCTTCCACCCAGTTGTCCGCTATCCACTCCTTGTGGTCGGCTGTCAGTTCGTCCCAATCCTTCGCCGCCTGCATTATCGGCAGCATCCAACTGTGTTCCGTCTTCTGTTCCGCTACTTGGTACAGAATCTCGTTCTCTATTCCTAACATTGTCGTAAACTGTTAAATAAGATAATGTGTTAATAATATTCTTGTCTCCGTTGAGATAGGCCACGGCGTTTGCCTTGTCTACGCCATCACAATCAGAGTTCTTAATCTCGTCAGCATCAAGAGGTTTCTTCTCGGTTTCGGCTACCTGCTCGTCAAACTCCATGTCAGCCCAAGGCTTGTCTATCTTCTCGGCTTCTGCCTTGCCAAGCTCCTCGCCTATTATCTTGCGTCTCTCAACCAAGCCGATGCCCTTGCCTCTCAACGTAGAGTCCATCAGGCCCTTCAGCTTGTCTGTCAAACGCTTCACCTCGCTCGCGTCGCCACTCTTCTTTGCCTCCGCAAGCTCAGCACGCGCCTTCGTTATCTGCTCGTCCTTGAACAGCTCCGCCGCCTTCCGCATCCCATCCAAAGGATTCGCCTTAGGTTCCTTGCCGTCACCCACAGGCTTAGCACCCTCAGACTTCTCCCCAGGCTGTTCCCCAGGCTCAGTAAGGCTCAGCGAGGCCTCGTGAGGCTTATCACTTTTTTCCTCCTCAACCTTGTCTACTTCTCGCTGTCCTTCATTATTTCTCGAGCCTTTGTCAGTGCTGCCCAATCCGACATTTCCGGATTCTCCTTCTGTATTTTTGACATGAGTTCCGCTGTCTTTCTTGGCAGGTCTAACATCGATATTCTCCCCTTGTCCCGTATTTCCACGTGAACCAAGTCCTTCTCCTTCTGTTGGTTCGCTTCCTCCTCGCGCTTGCGGTTCAGTTCCCTCAGTGCTGCCAGCATCGCCATTTCCTTCTTTGTTTGAATGTCTTGTTTCATAGTCTTTCCAATTTTTAAGTTTTAAAAATTCATTTATAAACTCTTCCCTCGTAGGCTTCTCACCGAACATTTCCGTCTGATTAGCATCAGCGTAAGGAGCGGCATTTCTGTTGTATGCCATCATCAGCTCACGGAAGTCTTCAACCTTACCTTCAAGGGCAAGAGCAATAGCCTGTGATATTGGGTCGTATCTGTCAGCTGCATTCTCGCCAAACATAGCAGGAGTGCGCAAGTATGCGTCCACACCGCTTCCGCCTTGACGTGCCTCGTACAACAGCTGCACAGCCTTGTCTATCTCCTTCATCAGAGCATAGTCGCCAAGCTTCATATTGTCCGTCACGGCACGAATGCCATTCAGAGCCTTTGTCTTCAGCATGGCGTCAGCACCCATCATGCGGATAGTGTTCTCCGAGAACACGCTGCCAAGCAACAGGTTCTTCACGAAGTCCTTGCCCGAAGCCGAAAGCTTGTCCTCACCCTCACGCAATCCGGCCACCTCGTTCAGACCTATCACGCCCTTATCTACCAAACGTGTCAACAAAGAATTTATTGCCGACGGATTGTTAAAGAAAGCATCAAGACTACCGCTTCCTTCAATCTCCGACACAATAGCGCCAATCTCGTCAGCCGAAAGCTTCTTCGAGTTAGCCACAGCCTGCTGTGTATTGCCCTGCGCTTTCTTCTCGTTCTTGTTGAACTTGGCGAAGGTAGCCGTGTCATACTTCATCGGCTCGTCACTCACAAGCACAAGGCGCGGATGCTTTAGACCGCTCTGCTCTATCTGCTCTGCCGTGAAACCGTAGTTCTCAGCATTCTCCTTCAACGCTTCAAGATAAGCGATGTCTGTACCGTTCTTTGCTGCCTTCTGTCCTGCCATCGTTCTGCCGTTACCGTCAACAACAATGCCGTCAGATGTCACAACCGGCACCTGGTCTACTGCCTGTCCGTCATACTTCATGGCTATCATGTCCGTAACCAGCTGAGCCTGCTTGTCATTCTCATAGTCACGGTCGTTGATGGTTCTGCCTTCTTCGTTCACTGGGAAACCCTCGCTCTTCTTATATCCGTCGTTGGCATTATGCGAAGGTGTCAGACTGTCTGCCTCGACAATCTCGTAATGTCCTCTTAGCTTGCTTCCGTCAGCCAATGTACGTGTGCGCTTATTACCCACAACGCGCAAGCCACTCTCGAACTTCTCCCGAGCAACTCCTACACTACCTACCGAACCTACTTCACCTACACCACCTACCGAACTTACTTTCTCCATTCCAGCCTTGACCTTCTTCTCAGTCATAGCCTTCTTGATATTGGTGTAAAGCTCCAGTTCCTTCTTTGCGGCATCAACAGCCATTGTCTTCTGAGCCTCAGCCTCCTTGGCGTCGTTCAAGTCGCCCGTGTAGTCCACCTTTATCTTCTCGGCGTCCTTCAGCGTCTTCTCGGCTCTCTTTATCTGTCCGTCCACAGCAGCCTCAGCATTCTCGCCAAACTGCGAAGACATCCACTCCGCACCCTGCTCAGGACTCATCTGCGAGTAGTCAGCAGTCTCACGACCTTTCGAGTCCTTCATCATCGGCACAGGCGTACCGTCCGCAAGAGTAGCAACCGGCTCCTCACCCACAGGCGTAGTCTCTTTCTCACCCACAGGCTCAGTCGGCTTAGAAAGGCTCGGCAAGGCTTCATTACCTTCCTCTCCCACAGGTTGTTCCCCAGGCTTAGTTTGGCTTAGAGAGGCTTCGTTAGGCTTACCATCCTGCTGCTGCATTTCAGCGTATACTGTAGAGTTCAACTCTTCCAGCTGTCGCTGATAGTCCTTCGCATACTCTTCGCTTGACGTGGTACGTTCCAGTGTCACGTCCTTGGCATGCACGAAGTCCATTTCACGAGTAGCAGGGTCATACACCGTCAGCATATCACCGTCACGTACTCTGCCTTCACCATCAAACGCAACGTCTCCAGCTCCGACAATCAGCACCCTACCCTTGTCGTCCTTCACGAACACCATCTGCTCGCCGTTCTGCTTTTCGCCGTTCAGCTCGCCCTTATAGCTCCACTGGCCGACGTGCTTCTGTGTCGTCTCCACAATCTTGTCCTGCGTACCCTTGAACATACCCTGCGCCTTTGAGAGGGCGTTGATATAGTCAGCAAGTGGCGCAAGCTGCTCCTGTGTCAGTCCCGCGTTGAACAGCTCCATATAAATCTGCGGATTGCTCATGCCGGCCTTCTGCATACGCTCGTATTCTTCCTTCAGCACGTCGTTGCTGTCCATAGCTGCCTGCAAGGCATCCTCCGTCTTCGTAAGGTCACCAAGCACCTCAGACGCAGCCTCATTGTTAGGAGTCTCAGTACCCAGACCGTTCTCCTCCACAACGTCCTTGCCCTCAGTGTTCGACTGCTCTGCATGCAACGTACCAGGTACAAACTGCTCGTCCTCGTAAGCCTTTCTCAGAGCCACACAAGCGTTCTGTTCTTCATCGCTGCGTCTAAGCGGTTGCTTGTCCATTGCAGCCTTCAACTGCTCTGCAGTCATGCCGTTAGCCTCTGCTACAGCTTCAAGAGTTGCCTGTGCCGTCTTCTCATCCTTAATCTGTGCAGCACCATAGGCATTGCTCAGACGCTGATCCTCACGCTTCATGTTCAGCGAGTAAATAATGGAGTTACGCTCGTCAATGCTCTTGAAGCTGTTCTTCGACAGCAGTTCTCCATTCTTGCTGTATTCGTTCACAGAGCCGCCTTCAATACGGCAATTCTCCATCATCGGACGTGCCGAAGGAACGGTGCCCATAACCAAAGCCGAGAACTTAGCCTTTGTGTCCCAAGGAATGGTGTTGTCTGCCATTATCTCGTCGTAGGCAGTCTTCACAAACTCAGCGTCTGTGTCCTTATACGACTCCTCGCCTTTCCCTTTGGCTGCGGTCTTCTTTGCTCGCATTGCCCAAGATGTCAGACTCTCTTTTCTCGTCAGCGGATTGTTGTGTGCGTCATATCCATAGATTGATTCATTGCGCTTCGGCGCAGACGCGCTTCCGAACAGCTGCTCTTTCTCCTCATTAGTGAAGGTATATCCACCAAAGGCTGCTCTCTGTCCGTCCGATGTCATAAGACCATTAATGTTTCTCGCCACCATATCAAGGTAGCTTTCCTTTATGCCGTCCTTGCTCTGGCGCTTAGGCAGTCTTGCGTGTGTCAGCTTCAAGGCTACGACGTTGGCGCAAGCCTCAAGGTTACCCTCAATGCTCGTCCAGTCTGTATCGTGCCCCTCTATAGTCTTGGCCACATTGCCGCCTATGTGCATACCTATTCCTTCCATCGCCAACTGGAACGCCTTGGCTGGAATACGCTTCACGCCACTTACGTTATAGATTCCAGCTCCTACAGCACCGCCAATACCGCCCATGGTTGCCCAACTCGCGCCCTCAGAAAGACCGCCCATAGCCATCACCTTTACGGTATTGCCAATAGAAGTGTCGTCGCCAGTAGAGTAGTTCTGCACAGCTGCATTCGTCGAGCCATACAGCACACCAGTAATGCCCTGACTTACCATGCCCGAACCTGCCATACGTGCTATACGACCACCTAAAGTACTGTTCGCAATCCTCGCTGTCTGTGCCACACCATTACCGAATACCTTGCCAGCTACGGCTGCACCTGCCTTGCCTGCTGCACCAAATACTGGGGCGTCCGCAACAAAGCCCAATGTGCCTCGTGCCACTCTCGCGGCCATACCAGGATTTACATCAGGGTTCTCCCCATTATCCGTCATAGCCATACCCTGCTGAGCGTATTGTCTCTGCTTCTTCGATGTCATGCCCATAGACATGATAGTGCCAAGCATCGACTCGTTTACACCACGAAGGATATACTCTGCAGTACTCTTCGGCAAACTACGGCTCAACTCGCTCTTGTCAAAGTCTGCTGCCAATTTCGTTTGCAGTCCCGGTATAAGGCTTTTTTCTATATACTCCTCTGGGCTGATGCCGTAGGCTGCTGCTTTCAGCCCTATCTCCTCCTGCATCTTCGGCTGTGACAGGACTTTTGCAATGTCCGCATTTGCCTTTTCTTGCAGATGCTTCAAGAGTTTGTCGGGGTCAAGCGCTTCATTATACGCCTTTCCTGCTGCCATATAAGCAAATGGAGACGCTTTGCTTAGCGCCGACTCTGCTGCTGCACCTTTCGCTGTTGCCGTCTTGAACTCATTAAGTATATTGTCCGACACATAGTCGTCAAGGTGTTTGTTGGCAAACTCCAAACCGCTCTCTGCCAATTGGCGCTCTGCTTGCTCTTGGGTGTTTATAACGTGGGCGTTTACGTTCGCGTCGCCTGTATCCACAACGGGAGTTTTCAGACGTGCCTCCTTCTCACGCAATGGTTTCATTACGTCCTTGCCTGCTTCACGTCCAGCCTGCTCCATTCGTCTTTCGAGCGTCTGCTGCTCTCTGCGTGTTCTGCCCGCCATCTGTTTCACAGCACTCGGCTTCGTGTAGTCTATCGGCATCTGCTCTTCATCGCGTCTTTTCAAGGCGTCAGCCTCCCTAAGCCCTTTCACAAGCGCACTCTCCTTACCTCCCTCAGCCAAAGGCTTAGTAAGGCCTAAAGAGGCATAGCCAGGCTCAGCACCAGATTCTTCCTTTCCCCACTTTTTCTGCGCAACCCTCAGCGCTGCCTTACCTAAAGAAGTCTTAGGCTGATACTTTTCCCTTCTCACGGTCTGTCCCGTAAACAGATGCGCACCGAAGTCACCGACCCTGCCCGCATCCTTCACGTCAACATCACCTCTACGTCCCGTCTTGCGGTCTATCACCTCCATACGGGCACCTGGGAAAGCCTTCGCAAAACCCTCCCTGTCATTGTCAAACGCTGCCTTGTTCACAGTATGCCTGTTTCCCTTGGCATCCTTGAAATAATAATATCTGTTATCTGGCATATTTTATTGTTTATATAGTTACTTCACATACTGACTCCAGTCTGTACCCCTGCCCTTGTTCGTAGGCTTGCTCTGGGGCTTCGGCTTACTGCCCGAGCCTTGCCATCTGATAGGATTGGCGCCCTTGCGCTGTTCCCTAATCTGTTTCGCCTGACTCTTCGATACGGTCTTCGTCACATTGCGCACCTTCTTCTTGCCCGAAGTGTTCACGCCTCGCTGGGCTGTCGCGCTCGTCCTTACGTCCGTATAGCCAAAACCGTCTCTGAATGTCTTTCTCAACGACTCGCCCTTGCCAGAGCTGTCAAGCAGACCATAACTGATAGCGCCTTGTATTATCTTGCGTGCTTGCGTAGCGTTGGGCCTTACCACCGTACCGTCACTTGTCGTATAGCCATTCATAGCGAGGTCAAGCTCACGCTGCTTCTGAGGAGTTATCATTCCCAAGTTTCTCATTTCTTCCCAAGCCTGGGCTTCCTGCTGAGGCGTAAGCTGTTTCTTGCTTGCCAATCGGCCATACGGAGTAGCATAGCCATAACCGCCGCCAACACCGCCACTACTACCACTTCCCGAGCCTCCAGCCGTACGGGCCGCTTTTACCCTTGCCAAAGCCAGTCTGCTTGCGCTGAGGCCTTCTTGAGCCTTGTTATGACGTTTGGTCTCGCCAAGCCTTTCGCCCGCCAGCTTCAAGTTACCCTCCTGAATGCCAAGCATACCCTTACGATAATCATCCATGGCCTTAGCCGCTTTGTCTGCACGCTCGCCAGCCTTCTGTTTCAACTCGATGTTCATAGCCTTATAAGCTCTGTCCGCTTCCAACGCTGCCTGCCGTGCCCGCTCATTCTTCCTCTGCTGCAGACCTTTCTGCAATCCCTCCACAGGACTGTTAAACCTCTGCAAAGGCGCTCCCTTCGAAGTGTTGTAGATGTTGCCCATGTGTCTTATAGCGTCAGCAAGCGTAGCAATGCGCATCTTGTTACGTGTCATACGCTCGTCGTATTCGTCCGCACTCTCACCACTCCTTATGCCGGGACGTTTCTTTATCAAACCGCCAAGCCAACCGAAGAACCCTCCGTCCTTCTTGGTGTCGTCTTTCTGAAACGTAGGAGCATTCTGCACAACAGAAACATTAGCAGCACCATCACCCACAGGCGCAGAAGCGCCCCCATTCAATGGCTTAGTAGGCTCAGAAAGGCTTAGTGAGGCCTTGTCACCCACAGGCCCGAACCTGCCCACTATGCCATTACCAGCAAAAGCATTGAAAGGAGCAGCAGGCGCACCATCCTTACCTCCCTCAGCCAAAGGCTTAGTAAGGCCCAGTGAGGCATAGCCAGGCTTAGTACCAGCAGGCTCATTACCACCCACAGCATTAACCTCTTCCTTCTTCAATTTCCCCTTTTCACTTCCTACCATAAGCTGCAATATGTTTCTTTATAAGGTCACAAGCACCGTCAATCTGCTTGATGAAAGCATCAGCCTTGTTGGCACGCTTATACTGAAAAGCTGTCTCCTCCTCAAGTATATCAACGTTCTCACGCAGACGGGCAACTCGCTTGGCGTTGTTCTTCTTTATCTTGTCAATCACCTTGTCTTTGTATATCAAAGCACTCTCAGCCGACTTCAAGCACTGCTCAAACCAGTCACGTTCCTTCGCCACACCAGCAAGCGCAGTCTTCAAACGCTCTATCTCAGCTGCCTGCTCGTCAATGAGCGAATCCCTTAACAGACCGGCTGCTTCCATCACGCGATTAATATCCGCCTTACTCGGCTTAGGACAAACAACTCTCTTATTCTTTCTTTTCGACATAATCAATCAACATTTAACATTTAACATTCAACACTCGATTACACTCCCGTCACGTTCTTCAACTTCTTGTTGTCATACAGAGTATCGTGAATGTACTCCGCATCATTGAACTTCGGAGTCAACGAACCGCCAGCAGCAGCCTTGGCACCAGGAGAGTTCACGTCAATATCCAGACTCTTCTTCTTTCCGGCACCGTCCAACATCGAAGCTGCATTCATCAAAGCATTGCTCATGTTCTGACCCGCATCACTCGCATTCTGGGCCTGCTGATTGTAAGCATCCTCACGCTCCTTCGAAAAGCCCATCTGATTCTGCATGTGCTGAGCGGAAATACTCTCCTTCTTCGCACTGTCACGAGCACCAATGTTGGCAATGGCATCACCCATCGTTCTGTTAGCGGCCTCCTTTGCCATCGCTGCACTCGCCGCAGTCCCACCTGCAACAGCAGCAGCTCCGTCTGCCTTACGGATATAATTGTCCTGCACCTCCTGGGCACGACGCAACAGATTCTGACCAGCCTTGGTGTCCAGATAATCCGTGTTGTAAGCCTTCTCGTACCAAGCCTTCTCTGCATTCGCACGATACTGACGCTCCCTCGCTGCCTTCTTAGCTGCCCTGCGCGCCTTAGCACCACCAAACAAACTGCCCGCTATACTACCTGCCAAACTCGCAGCAGCAGCTATCCACTGAGGATTGTTCGCTCCTGAAATCTCACTAATGCCTAATGGCAACCTGAAAAATCTATTCAATTCAAACATATCTGTAAACTTTAATTTATCAATCTACAAAAAAACTACTTCATATACCCAACACGCTAAGACTGTAAACACCAATGACCTCCTTTTACAGGAGTACCTTTTTGGCGGAAATATGAACGACCTCCTATCAGCAGAGTACCTTTTCCAAGGGAAATTTGGACGGGTAGAGGACATTTACACCTATGCTTTTATCTACTATAATTTGTCCGCAGTACCTAAGGGGGGTGGGGGTCTGTGGTCGTTTCCGTATATGCCCATCATCCTTGCCGTTCCCCTCGTTGTTCACCGTCACATCTATGCGCTTCATCATCCTCCACATCATCACATACAGCGAGAAGAGAGACAGCCACATCGTCACGTTATTCATACGCCATTACGCCAAACGCCCATATTCCATGGCAAAAAGCATTACTATTGTATTACCTTATTATTATTATTGAGCGCAACACGCTGTATTTCAGTACTTTGAACGCTTTGTATATGAACCCAAAAGGGTCACAAGCCTTTTATTTCGATGATTGGATAGCATCTTAGACACATCTTGGACATACCTTGGACACGCCTTGCAGCCTTGGCAATAGGCTAATTCCGCCCTTTCATCCGCCCTTTCGTAGCTTAGACACGACCATTGCAAGCCATCCACGTCCATCGCAAGCCATCTGAGAACCTTGTAGGCGTATATACGAGTCTTGCAACCGCAAATATACGCGCAAATCTGCATCAAATTGCTGTTTTTCGTCTGCTGTCAATGTCACAAAAAAGTCACAAATCCTTTTGTCGGAGCTTCAATGTAAAAAATCCGACTTTTTGAACACTTTTCGGGTCTAACCCCCGTAATTTTCGAGACCAAGGGCAAATAAAAAAAGGAAAATATGAACAGTCAAGGAGCATAGATATGTACGCACGAAGAAGCGGTTTTTGTACCAAAAAAGTCAAACAAAGGTCAAAAAAGGGTCTCATATCGTGTGCGAAAGTCTGTAAAAACGGTCTGAAGGTCGGAAAAACACGGAAAAATCACTAAAACACGCCTTGTACGCTCTCTAACTGCGCACAAAGCACCCACACGCATAAACACAAAAAAGCCACTCCAGTGAGGATAGAGTGACTTATATATAATATATAGGAGAAAGGGGGTTATCTCTTTATAAGGTCTATAAGGGAGATTGAAGAACAATGGGGAGATAAGGGAGGCTGCGCCTCCCAAGGGCTGACGCCCTGCCCTCTGCTGAGGCTACCGCCTTAGTAAATATTCCTTTCTAATCTATAGATGAACTTCTTGTAATGTATGTAATTGTCGTATTTCTTATTTAAAGCGCCCATTGCCTCCATATATCCTATAGTGATAATTATATATATTGCAAGATAGAGTATAGTACATATTACCTGTCTCGGTGTATTGCCTGTCGCTATCTTTGTTAAGAATTTCGGTGGCGATGTAAAAAGGTATACAGTAACTGCAAAGAAAAGACAACACTCGAAAAATATCAGTAGAGCACGCAAACAATAATGGAAGGTGAACGCAACCCCATTGTCTTGCATACTCTCGCAGAAAATGAATAAGAGATATATTAATATGCCTATTGCACATATATATCCGAAATATTTCCACTTCATTTCACTATACTTCTTATTTCTTCTACAATCTTGTTGAACTCTTCAAGAGAATCGGCGGTGTAATGGATGCCATTGTAGCGGACGAAAGCTGCAAACTCCACGTCTTTCGCTTCTTCGAACAATTCGCCTACGTTACAACCTATAGCTTCTGCAAATTTCACAGCAGTTGACACTCGCATATCGTTTTTCTCGTTCAATAATCTACTTACAGACACACGATTAATACCAAGCCGTTTTGCTATTTCGTCTTGTGTAACACCTCGTTCTCTTAATACTTCTTTTATTCTCATATATTATTTTTATTACGTTACATATTGTTTTCTGCAAATATACACATAATAATTATTATGTAGTATTATTACGTTAAATTCTTAACAAGTTTTAAACGAATATACGTTACTATTTGCTTTTGGTTAAGTAACGTTAATAAGTTACATTTTCTCGTTGAAAAATTTGCATGTGTAACTCATATACGTTAACTTTGCAAGCGTAATCAAGAAACAAACATCAATAACAATAAAACATACGATTATGGAGAAGTACGATTATTTATCAGCAGTGACAGCAGATGTAAAGGACTACATCAACGACAACGTGGACTTCGCAGACTATGAGAATGCCGACGAACTCAAAGAAAAACTACAGGATGAACTTTGGACGGTTGACAGTGTGACAGGCAACGGCAGCGGTAGCTATACATTTAGTGCTTGGAAAGCAGAAGAGAACATTTGCCACAACTCCGAACTAATCGCAGAAGTCGAAGAAGAATGGGGGGAACTGAAAAGAGACGACCCAGAGGGCATTGACGTTGCGATTCGCTGTTACCTCTTACCGCAAGCAATAGACGCAGCAGTAGGCGAACTTTGGGAAGATAAGGAAGACTAACCGAAGATAAGGAGGGGCGATGCCCCTCCAAGGCTTCGCAAACATCAATAATCATTAACACTATATAATTATGGAGAAAAAAGAGATGTGGAAAGTACTTGGACGTGATATTACAAAAAATATCGGAGATTGAGGACGAAAAAGTCGCAGACATCGAAGCTGCTCTCAAGAGACTCTAAAGTCTATTATCCGTGAGCGACAGGCGCACATCGGGTTCGAGACCCGACACGGAACTAACTTTTAAAACATACAGATATGATAACATTAGCACAAGAGATTTGTTGTGTAGATTGCAAATATGCGCAATTCTATTTCAGCAGTATTAATTCTTGCTTTGACAAGATAGTTTGTCAAGCTAACGGCAACCCAAACGGATGGAGCGGTTGTAGTAGATATTCAACAAAACATTAACCCCTCAAAACATTACAGCTATGACAACAGATTTATGGATTTTGCTTATTGTCTTCTCAGCGATAGTCAACTATGTAGGTGGAGTATATGTAGGGAGGCACTGGGATGAAGACTAAAGCAGAAGATAAGGGGGCTGCCGCCCCCAAGTCCCCTAAGACACGGAAAGTTCTGTTGAGTACCGCTGATGCGATAATGCTTCGAATGATACTCACAAATTATCGAGACGAACTCACAGCACTTCTCAACCGTGCAAAGTCAAGCAACAAGGCGAAAGCCTATGCAACCGAGAACATAAAAATAATAGATGATTTAAAACAAAAGATATTTGGACTATGAACAAGTTATTAGTAGCAGCATTGATAGCAAGCACAGCACTTGCAGCAGTAGCAACAAAGAAAACAACAGACGCAGAGTACGACAGAGCGCAGATTAAAGAAGACGTGCGCTTGCTGATGAACGACATCGACGAGTACGGAGACATCGACACTTATACAGGTTCAGACCACTTCGAACGTCTCTACGAATGGTCGCACAACATAGAACGTAATGATAAAGATTAACGGCATCACCTACGAAGTAGGCTTGTCAATGGAAGTGGCAGGAACGATGTGGTTCTTTCGCAAGATAGTCGAAGGGCGAGAGACCACACGCCACTTTTGGACAAAGCAGACTCTTGAGAAATACCTCCGCACCCTGCCTAACAAGATAATCAAACGAGAGGTTCTTGCAATGCTCAGGCAGACACACGGCAGGGCAGCAGCCATAAGGCGATAAACAATCCGTTGGGGACAGAAACCTATTCGGAGCGACACCGACAACGGAACTATTAACAATAAAACATTACAATTATGAAGAAGAACAACGAAAACAAGGAATGTAAATTTTGGTTTCTCGGCTACTGCCATATGTTTATGGGTGGTATGTGCAGAAATATCGAATGTAACTTTAAACGAAAGGAGGAATGATTTATGAAGACAAACATTATTCCATGTCCTATCAACGAGAAGGACTTGTGCAGCGACACTCTATTCGACGACCTATTCGATAATAGCGAGTACGTGGAGCAAGGAAACAGGTACGTCGGTTTCATCTGCGAAAATGTCGCAAAAGCCGAATATTACAACAACTACGTTCATATTTCATTCGAAAGCACAATAGACGATAGAGAGACAAAGCAGATTGAGGAATGGGCACGTACAATAGAAGACAGCTATAATGAAAACTTGATTGACGAAGATGTGCGCTTGAATGTCCGCTTTAAAGTCTTTGCCAAGTCAAGTGAAGTATACTTCGAGTATATCATCACAGAGAACTAAACTGACAGGCTGAATGTGGTACAAGCCACTCCACTTCGATGCGAGGTCGAAGCAGCCACAAATATTAATCAAAAAACATACGAATATGAAGTACACAGTAGTAATTGTCGAGACTCTCTCACGAAAGGTCGAAGTCGACGCAGCAGATGCACAAGAGGCGAAGCAGATAATAGACGAGCAGTACAACAACGAACAGATAGTGTTGTCAGCAGACGATTTTTACGGATACGAAATCGAAACGCTATGACAAGCTATCAGCACCTCTACAATATCATTATGAGCCGACCGCTCACGGATGATACCTACAGCGAGCGAGCCTACAGCGTGTTGCATGCAGCATACCCACAGGCAAACCTCGCACAGATAAACGAAGCAGCCTCGACGGATTGGTGCAATTCGTTGTCCGACGAGCAGAATATAAACAATTGTAAATACTTAGCAATATGACACTACAGGAATATCTCGAAAAGAAGTTAGGAGAAATGGCTCAGCAAGACGCCAATTTTCGTGAACGCTACGAGGACAAGCAGAAGTCTATCAAGAATTGTCTTCTATATATCAAGCAGCAGGCTCACAAGCAAGCCGTAAACGGTTGCGCAGCCATATCCGACGATGATGTCCTACAAATGGCAGTCCACTACTACCAAGAGAAGGACGTTGAGCCGACCAAACAAACGATACCAGCTAAGGTCGTGGCAGCACCCAAGGAGGAAAAGCCGAAGACAGCCGTGCTCATCCCGAAGCCACAGCCGAAAAAGGCAAAGAAAGTAGACAACTCATTACAACTTGATTTATTCGGAGGAATGTAATATGAAACCACGCACGAAGATAGAGAGAGAGGTTGTCAGCCTCTCTCACAAGTTAGGCGAGATAAATAAGCGTGACACCGCTCACATCATCCGTCATACATACGGCTCGTGTAAGTATGAGGAAATGTACAACCGCTGCTATGTCGTTATCAATCAAGCCTACAAAGGTTGGCAGGTGCTCAGATATATCCGCATCGACCGCCACAGCAACAGAGCAAAGGAAGTTTCTTACACGACGTGGGAAGTCTTTCAGTTTTGGAACAAGGTAGGCGAGAAGCAGATACTTCTCGCACGTCAGCGCACACTCGGTCCGTACATTGACACCTTTGCTTACTCTTCGGATTTGGAGGTTCGCCCTAACCCTACATACGTGTATGACCATTTTGTAAATGTGTCTTACACATATCTCTACAACAAGTCCGTTGAGGGTGCTTACCGATACGCAGCAGGATATATGGAGGAAGACAGGCTATATCGTTGGTATCGCTTCTTGTCTTGCGACAAGTTTGCCGAGACGATAATCAAGCTACGTCCGAAGCTCGCAGAACACATGATATTCAACAGACGCTGCAACAAGGCATACATCAATGCTGTGCGCATAGCTATGCGCCACAACTACGAAATCATCAACCCCTCACGCTATTTCGACCTCATTCGAATGCTCGCTAATCTTAAGTGCGACCTCAACAATCCGCACTTCGTGTGTCCCGAAGACTTCGAGCACACACACCAATGGGCGGTTGAAGCTTCAATGTCCGAGGACGAACGCAGAAGACGTAAAGCCGAGCGTACAAGGCAGCTACACGACATGCAGAAGAAGGAGAAGCAGAATGCAGACTACACCAACCGTTGCAATCGCTTCTTCGGTGTTGAGATAACCGACGGCACAATCTCATGTCATGTACTCCGCAGCGTAGCCGAATTCTTCGAGGAAGGCACAGCGATGCATCATTGCGTCTATGCTAACGAGTATTACGCTAAAAAGAACTCGCTTATCCTTTCCGCTCGCATAAATGACAAGCGTATCGAGACCGTCGAGGTAGACCTGCAACAGATGAAGGTAGTTCAGTGCTACGGTGCTTGCGACAAGTTCACAATCTACCACGACCGCATCGTCTCGCTCGTCAATGACAATATGAATATCATAAAACAATGTATGACATCTAAACAAATAGCAGTATGACAAGAAAAGAAATCTACAAGTCACGCTTCCGTTCACTTAACACGGCTGAGAAGAAACGTATTCTCAGCCGACTTTTCCCCGACGGCTACATCGAAAGCAAGGACAATATCCCCGACGAACAGACCTTTGCGGGCTACACCGAAGACTTCGGACTCATCGAAGTCCGATTTTCCCTGTTCGACAGCCGTATAGACATATCTCGTGAGTTCGATACAGAAAGGGAAAAGTGGCTGTTCATCAACGACATCACAAACAGGGCACTCGCCAAAGACAATGTCTATGCCAAGAACGTCGAACAGACGTTTCCGTTCGATGGCAATTCCTACTACTTCGTAGCCGATATGAACAAGCACAAGTTCTTCATCGGACTGAACCAAAATAAATCACAAGCAATCTAAAACGATACAACTATGAAAAAGAAATTCACATTCCATTTCCCTATGACAGGTGAAACTATCACACGAGAACTCAACCTCCTCGCAGTCAAGGACGCTACAATCAAGTATCTCCGCAAGCAGTCAGAGGTACGAGGCGACATCTGCCTTGTGTCCGACGAACGAGAAGAAATCGTCGCAATGGCGCATATAGATGAGCACATGCACGTCAAGTTCTTCACCGAAGACGACAGCGTGTCTGACATTAAAGCCATTGGCGATGTTTCACCCGAAGTTAACGACCCGACTCGATAATTTTATTTATCTTTGCACAAAAGAAAGGAGGATATATGAAAACACAAGATTGGTGTGTAGTTGTCATTATCATTATCTGCATCATTATTTCTTGCTGAAGATAAGGCTACACCACGGGAGGAGGCACAAACCTCCTCCCTCCATTTTTACAAACTAAACCAAAACCGTATGAAATCAATAATAGTAATATACGACGACCTTTTCGAACTCGACCGCACGGAAGTCTCCTATCAAGGCGAGACACAGCTCAAGACTATCATCAAGTCGCTCATGGCTGACTATCCCGAGAGCGAGAAAGCAGAAGTCTACAACAAGATAACGCAAAACCTCATCCTTGCCTACCGACGTGACCACAAGGGCAACCTCATTGAGATAGAGCGTTATATCCGCAAGCGAGCCGTCAGCCACGCCCCTCGCAACACCGTCAAGCAATACACGCAGCGTATGACGTTTTGGATGGAGCCAGCTGTCTACGAACGGCTTGACGCATTGAGAGGCAAGCGAGCCAAGTATGTCCGTGATGCAGTAGTGGAGAAGTTGGAGCGTGATGGAGACCCCATCCCTCCCGACCCTCTCGCAAAGGAAGAAGGGCATCCCGATAGACGCTACCATCGCATGTTCAAGAACCTTCCTCCAAATGTCCGAACGTACAACGAGCGTCAGACCTACCGCTCACCGCTCACCATCATCAAGACCCCCGAAAACCTTTGGCGAGTGTCTTATGGCGAGTACACGACACAGCAAGGCGCACCGTCCGTCGAACACAAAGACCTCCTGTCGGCTCTCGAATGGCTCGACAAATGGATTAAAGACTACGGCAACAAATGGGTTGTCGGCAAGGTTCTCAAGGAGAAAGAAAGGGCATAATCCTTTCTTTCTTTTTTTTGCTTTAAATCAATAAAAACGTACATTTGTTTATAAAATCTTTATAAACGCTTACACTTTGCGCTTATTTTCGCTATCTTTACGTTTTTACTAAAATATAGGCTTATGAGAAACATATCAACAACAAGCGTCAGCTCAACGCTCAACCGCTCGATATTCTTCTTCTACGAGAAGGCTCTGCGCTATGTGCCTATCCTCCTCATGCTATGTCATTGGTATGGCGTGTACAGTTTCCACGACAATCCACGTGAGATAGTCATAGACATTCGTGAGAACGAGGAATGTATTGCCTACCTCTATTTCATGGTCTACATCTTCCCCGTAGTCTTCATGCTTCCTGCAAGCCATTTCTTCAAGCTATGTTGGATATGGCGCATACCGTTCGTCTATATTATCGGCACCAACGCTATACGGCTCTACTACCATTCGTGGCTCATTACCAACGAAATGTATGATGCCGACTTCATCCTCATAATCATGACCTTGGCTCTGTATGCCTGTGCCTTCGTGCAGATGATATGCCGCAGCTTCCGCCACAAACACAACGTCTAACTAAAACCAAATAACTATGAATGTACGAAACTTACTCGCTGACGCTTTCACCAGCGCAGCAACACGCCTCCGCAACAACTCTTGCGGAATGACCGAACAGGAAATGGAGAATGCTCTTCACAAGATGCTCTATCTCCTCGACAACGACCACCACTTCAACGAAGCCGATGCACGAGCAACCATCGCCCGTATGTACTATTTCAGCGACGACACGCACAAAAGCTACGCACCGTTCTTTCCCTACGAGGATATACGTGCAGCCTACGACAAGATGCAGCTCACCTTGCCCGACGATTACAACTTTTGGGACTTCTGCGTCACGGTCAATCTCATGTACTCCAACCATATAGAGACTCTCCGCTCGTGGTTTCGTGACCGTAGCCGGCTGCTACAGAAGACGTGCGAGTTAGCACGAAGCTTTCTCCTTGACGAGGACACCGACCATCCGTCTGACAAGATTTGGTGGTACGTCAATTCCTAAGACCAACAAAAAGCGGATAGGGCAGGACTTATTCCTCTCTATCCGCTTTTTGCGTCAATCGTCAATGTATTTCTCTATCACCTCGGGATTATACTCCGCACCATATCCGCAGGCCTCCTCATACATCTTGAAGTCAGCCAGTTTCCTGCTGATGATGTCCGCAGCCAACACGCAGTTGCTGTCTTTGTTGCAGTCAATGTCTCCTCCACTGCATTTCAGCACCCTCCTCACAGCTTTCTCCCAATTCGTCGCCACATCTTTGAACGAACTTTCCTTCGAAAACAGCAGGCTCATATCCACCTTCGTCTTCTCGGTTCCGTCGGCTATGTACTTTCTGAACGTCGACAATGCAAGGTCGTTCATCGTCAACGCAGTCAATAGATGTGCCTTCAGCAGGTGTTCCGTGTCATTATGCTTCATCAGCACCGCATCGTAGCTCCACTTTAGCTTCTGTACGTGCATCTTCATCTTCTCCGCCACGTCGTCCGATATGTCAAGCCACATCTGATACCTGTCCCGCAGTTGCACCTTCATCTTCGAGTTCCACGTGTCGTATGCAGCAAGAGCCTTGTTCACGTCTCTTTTCACCTCATGTTTCCAGTGCTTTGTCTCCTCCAGCATCACCTTAGCGTCGAGCATCGAACTTTGTGCCAGGTTATATACCGAGCCGATGATGATATAGTACAGCGAGCACTGGTCGTTCACTGCATCCATCGTCCGTTTCATCACGTCAGGATGCACAGCAAGCAGGTTTCTATTCTGCCTTACCAGACTTCTTCTTATATTCATGACACTTTGCTTTAAGTTCCTCCTCCATTATGTTCTCCACTTTCATTACTCGCTTGGCACTCTCGAATGAAAGTCTTTTCAAGTAACACTTAATGGGCACGTAAGTCCCTCTCACGGTCTTCACGTACTCCATTAGCCAAGTTCTGCGTATGTATCTGTCGGGCAGCTTGAAAATCCAAAAACCTTTGCCCTTCACTCTTGCTATCTCGCCATACACACAAATATGTGCCTTCATACCTCCCTTTGTGCGTACGTCTGTAACGGTACGCTGTGTTCTGTATATTATAGTTCTTTCCATATTGTATATTCTTTAATTTCAAACCTTGAGCAGCGGAAGTAAGTCCTATAAGGGACAAACTCCCCCTTGCTCTTTTCCTCTTCCATGCGTCTTTTGTAGAGCATGGTCAGTTCACGACTCGCTTTCCGGTCTAATAGGTTGCCGTTATAGACATTCCATTTTTCCGTCGATTGATGAGGATACATTCTCATTACTATTCCCTTCCCTAACGCTTTGTCGGGCTATTGCTCGTTCCAACTTCTTGTGTAGCCTGTTTCTTTTTATCTCCATTAGTTTTGCCTCAACAGCACACGACAGTTTCTGTGTATATTGAGGCAGCCGTCGCAAAGCTGCATTCAAGCGTTGGTCTAACCTCCAAACACCTGTTGGTACGTATTTCATCTGATAACCATAGCGGTTCCAGTGACTTGTCCAATACGGATGATACTTAAATCTACTGTGAGTGTCGCAATTTCTACAATAGAAACAATAAGTAGCACTCGCCTTAATTATCTTCTTTGCTAATCTTGCTTTCATTCGTCTCTATAAATCCTTATTAAATTCGTAAATTCGTTTAATTCTTTGTTGCGTCGTCTGAGGCTATTACTTCCGGTTCAAGACTCAATGTTACCCTAACAGGTTCGTCTTCCCAAGACAAGTTACTAAAGTTCCGAGGAACGACAAACCTGTTGTTTTTATATTCTCTTACGGTGATTTCATCATTGCAGCAATACATGCCGTTCTTGGATTTCCACCAGAATCCAAACCAGTTGTCACGGAACGGCTTATCCGGAAACAGTACGAGCGTATTGTCTCTATCGCAAGCGAGCCATAAATACTTTTTGCTTTCTTTCATAGAGCTATTCGTTTTTTAGGTTCAACTTCTCCTGCCATTCCTTATCGTGGATGGAGCCTACCACCTCGCAGTCCTCAAGTTTCTGTTGCGTGATTTCGTCAGAGAAGCCGTCAGAAATGCCACGCACAGCGGATTTCGGGTTTTTGACACAGGTGAGCAGAAACATCGCCTCTTCATCACTCCACTCTATAATGCCGAAGTAATTGTCACGCGCATCATCCTCCATGCAGCTGAAGGGGTATTCGTCCGAGCGAAGAATATCGCCCTCATAAATCTCCTTGCCGTTCTTGTCTTTCAGTCCAGTGAATTGCCCGACCGTCTCTGGGTCAACCTCATACCCACCAACCATTGTACGAGGCTCTAAGCCTGTTGTTGTCACTTTTTGATTGTGAACCAAGTCACCATATCGCCAAGCGTCTGTGAAAACATCTTTGCCACGAAATTTAATTGTTCTCATAATGTTTTGTTTTAACGTTATATAGCTTGAACATAAATTTTAGTATTTAAGTTCTACAGGTTCATCATTCCAAGTAAGCTCTCTACCGATGAGTTTTTTAATAGAACCTTTTGGGAGTTCTACAGCGTTTGATTCGGGGAGATTTTCTATACACCATTTAAAGTCTTCCCAATCTTGATAAGGTTCAGTACTACATATACATTCTGTACCATCTTTATCTACTGCTAACCATGCCATATTATTCCTCCTTAATGCCGAAGGGCGCGCCGTCTATGAATGTTTTTGTTTTAAAAAGGGTATCAAAACCCCAATATACATTCACGGCAAAATAACAGCAATCCTTGTCAATCTTACTAATAAAAGAATAAACGTTGTCTGTTTTATGTTTTAGCCACCCAAACGGCTGATGCTTCTGCATTTCCTGCCAACATTCTTCTGCATCTTTGAATGGGCGATACTTGGGTTCGGGCTTGATGCGATAATTCTGCGTCTTGTCTTGAAAATTAAAATTATCATATTCAATCCAATTACCGTTACAGTTGTATTCTATGGTTTTTCCTTCTGCGAATGCCTGTAGTATAGGCAGAAGTTCTATTACTTTTTCTCTGTTCATTGTTAATCCTCCTTTTTTATCCATCCTTGTTCTACACAATAGTCATAAGCCTTTTGTATTGCCTCGGTAGGAGTATTTTCTTCTTTAATAGGGATAAAATAAAGCTCACCATCCGACCAATAAAGTTGCCATTTACTGCCACAACGACATAAAAGGGGTGTATACTCTCCTTTATCACTCATTCGTGCTACACCATCATCAGGGTTGATGTCAATAGTTGGTAGTGACATGAGCATTTTGTCAATTATATTCTCCATCATTTTTTGTCCTCCAAAAAATCGATGTTAAGTTTA